GCTTCTGCTGATTTACTAATATTTGAACCGCCATTATAAGAGGGAGATTCAAAGGCAAGATTAGGCATCTTTCAAGCCTTGTCTTATCAAGGCTTCGTCAATCTCCTTGATTTTCTTAGAATTTTTAGCTATAGCTGCTCTCATTTCTTGACTTTCCATCACCTGATCAATACGCAAATTCAGGAACTCAAAGCGACCTTGTAAATCAGTCAATGCCACTTCATGGATTCTATCTTGAGCCTCCATCTGTGCTTCCAAGGTTTTGTAATCCTCAGATTTTTTAGATAAATCAGCTTCTAGTTTTGCCCACCAACCAAAGATAGGAAAAAAGAAGGCACTAAAAATAGTAAATTTATCAACAGCAGGAAAGGCAGCAACAACCAGCCTAGAAATCCCAAAACTACCGCCAGCTATTCCTAGAAATATACAGATTTTATAGAAATTAAATTGAATCTTTTTCATATACAATCCTCTTCTTTTTGGGTTAAATCACAAAACTTTATCCAAGGGGAAGGTTGTCCAGCAAAAGTTATTGTATTGTTGTGTTGTAATTTCTTAACTTCATAGCTTAAAAGTCTTACACCATCTACAAAAGTACCATTTAAGCTATTAATATTTTCCGCAATTGAACCATCTTTCACGGCCCAATAATATTTACGGTCAAAGAACCTATGATAGATAATTTCGCACTGGGGAGGATAATTGGATATAGCACAATAAATTTTAATATTAGGAAATAATATTTCCGCTACTTGATGCTCTGAAATAGCCAATCGTATTGCTAAAGTCTCTTTAGTTCGCTTGACGATTACTTTAATAATTTTATCCAAATCTATTTCTAGCAAGCAGACGTTTTCCGCCGCAACTTCTAACCATGTATTCATAGCCTTAAAAATATAGTCACTGGCAATGCCAGTTACATTGTAGCAAAGATACATTAATGACAAAAAAACTCCTGATTTCTCAGGAGTTAGCAATAAATTAAGGTGTTGATACACGGGGGGAGGAATCGAACTCTCCATTCATTTAACGTCCGCACCTAAGTGACCGACGGTTTTTCCATTAAACTACCCCGCGAAAACGCCATTCCTGTAATTCGCAAGGCATGAAGCCTATATTAGAATTAACGAGTTCCGGCGTAAAATCATCATAGCACAGTTTTAGTTCAATATTTTTGAACTACCTTGAAAACCCTTGCCAACAATAAATTACAAGATTTTTTCTACCGCCTTCTAAGCGGACGGTCACAGGTTCGAGTCCTGTCGTACCCGTTCTTTAAAGTCCTGGTTTTCCAAGGCTTTTTATTTTATCCGTGGCACTTGTGCGCGCTTGGAATATTGCTTTATATGATTTTATATTGCATCTTAAATAAATATTTTAGTTCAGGAATAGTTCAATGAAATGGACTTTGGAATCTGTTAACGAACGGCTCAAGGCTGGCAGGATTGGGGTTACAGTTTGCCAACGCGGCGATCGCCTTTCCCTTCGCGCTACCCTGCCACCAAAGCCCGGTTCTGATAAACGCGCTCCCTATCAGCAATACCTAGCACTGGGAATTTATGCCAACCCCGCAGGACTACAACGGGCTGAAGCCGAAGCCAAAATCATTGGCGGACTTCTAGTGACCGGTGGCTTTGACTGGTCAAAATACTTAGAATCCGAACCAACAAATGTGGGGACGTGCCGATATTGGATTGAGAAATTTAAGACAGAATACTTTGCGACCAATGGCCGCGAACCAACCAAGCAGCAAACCTGGAAAGACCACTACGAAGTATTTTTTAGCCGCCTACCCCAAGACAAACCCCTAACCCGTGAGGTATTGATAGCCACAGCCATACAGACCGAAGCAAATACCTGGACTCGTCAACGGATTTGCCAGAAATTTGAGCAATTAGCCAAATTAGCGGGCATTGAATGCAGCTTAAAGAAATACCAAGGCAATTACAGCAGTGCCAGCCAAATCATCAGGCAACTGCCAACAGAAGATGAGATTATTACCAATAGAGAAAAGATTACGAACCCGTCTTGGTTGTGGGTATTTGGCGCAATCGCCACCTACGGACTAAGACCCCACGAAGCGTTATTCTGTGAAATAGAACAAGAGCATCCCCACCGATGCAAAATATTAGACGGCAAAACAGGTACACGCTTGGCCTATCCATTGCCACTAGAATGGGTAACGGATTGGCAACTGTGGGAGATGCACAAGCCAACAATTAAAACAGATGACAGAACCTTTAAGGACATAGGCAACGTCATATACAAATCTCTTAAACGCTACAAAGTATCCTTCGCTCCCTACGACTTGCGCCACGCATGGGCAGTCCGAGCCGCACTAAAATATAAAATCCCCATATCCGTAGCTGCTAAGTGGATGGGACATAGTACAACCGTACATTTACGGGAATATCAACGACATATTACCGATGCTGACCATTTAGAAATTTTTAATAAATTTACCAGTACATAAGTGTAAAATTAAGAGCGATTTAATTTTACGTTTAATCAGCAGGATATGATTGAGAACCTATCTGTTCTACTGAGTCGCTGCAAACGATTCAGAGTAGGCACGGAAATTTTAATAATTACCGATACTGATAGTACATTAGTACAGTTACTCAAAAAACAACATCAATTAATTAATTCTTTGATTGAGTCAGGGGAACATTGGGAAAAAATCACACTCAGATCCGACATGGGAGAATACAAATCTACCTTGTACTACCCCAAACCCAAGCCTCCAGTTATAGTACAAGCAATGGTAAACGCAAGAACAACCAAAGAAGCGGAAATTATTCATGAAATCATGAAACATCATCACCCATCCTCTTTAGTCAGGATGGAAGATGACAAGGGTATATTCGCTAACTCCCATATTAGCGAAAGCTCTGGTATTAATGCCAACAATTGGCTAGGTGCTAACATGAGCAGCTATTGGATACCAGAAGAGTTGCAACGCTACAAAACCCTATTACTACAAGACAGAGAACTAAGAAATTATACTTACACAGCCTATCTTTTCACTGGAGAAGCCGCAAAATTCACCGTTGACGCTCAACTAGTCAAATTCAATAATGATTTGTGTCGTTGGGTTCGCGTTCTTGGTTGTGAATTGATTTCCTAAGACGGCAAAACTCAATCAACGCATCCCGCGTATCAAAAGTTTCTTTGGTGTGCGGGTTTTTCAATTGCACGGCCAACACAGACAGCAATCCCTCAACATCCTCTACAGATGCAGGTAACACACCGTGCATCAATGCCGTATATTGTTCAATAGACATATAAGCATTTTTAGCGAACCTTTCAGGACTTAGCTTGTTTGCTTTAAGATGCTGAAGAATTAAAGCTATTAGACAATCTACATCAATCATATTTGATACCATTAAAAACTCAGAATATTTGCCAGCTATAAGCGAAATTAATCGCTGCTGTTCACAAGCATTTAACGCCAAAACTTGACCCAATACATCCTCCGCAGTACGTGGTTTAGCTCCACCTAATCCCAAATACTGATCCAATTCAAACCCAGGGCGACACCCCATAGCCAAGCATAAATCTACGTATCGCTCTAATCCTGGAGTGACTTTTTCAGACTGCCATTCACTCAAAGTAGACTGAGCAATCTTAGATTTTTTAGCAGCTTGATTCATGCTAGAAGCACGGCTACATATACTTTTAATTAGGTTTCCTGCTTTCATGTTTGCAAAAATTTACAACTAATTTCCATAGTCTCACCGTTCCGCTACGATAAAGGTATAGAAAATACGATAAACTACGATAAAGTTCGATAAACGCATATAAAGCTATGCAAAATAACCTTAGCATCAACGACAGTCCAGACTCTCTATCTAGGGATGGACAAGAAACTGTCATATTGTCCAGACAGGAATTGAATAATGTGATAAACGAAGCCGTAAATGCGGCCATGACCGAGTTTCAAAACCTTTTCATTGAAGTGATGGGAAGGGAAACAGGCAGGGGCAATCAGTGGCTTAACACCGCAGCCGCAGCCGCAATTCTAGGCAAAAAACCCGACCAATTGCGCTGTATGGTCAGAGATGGAAGACTGCGACTAAAACACGAAGTCCGCGACGATAGACCCAAGGGCGCGGAGAAGCCTGTGTATATGTTCCATGTCAACAAGTGCCAACAGCGCTTAATGACACCTCCAGAAAAGAGAGGGAAATGATGAGTTCCTCGTTAATGCCAACGCTAGAATTTGCCGTGATGCTGCGAATATCCGAGATACATCGCGCCGGATATATCGGTGACAGGCTATTAAAAGAGGCTATTAATACAGCCGAATTAATCGCCCATGAAGGCGATACTTTACTCTATGGTGGTGAGCCTGGAAAGGCTGGGGAAATATTTAATAGATTAGCCATAGCCATCGCTGTTTTATCCTTTCAGCCTGGCGGTTTTCACGGATTGGGAATGAAGTTTATATCGGAATTTGCACCATGATTATTGAATTTGAGAAAGAATTAATTGATTGTATCCAAGAAGAAAAATCTTGGAATGAAATCTGCACGCAAATCAAACAACCAATGTCGTTGATTGCCGTTGCTCTAAAGAAGTTGAAAGACATTGGTAAGGTGCTAGAAATAGTCAAAAATAACAACATTTACTACACAGCAAACGAACATGAATACCAACGAGAAGATAGTGAATCTATTGGTTAGGCGCGATTTATTTGCCCATGAGATAAAGAATATTCTGGGTATTAGCTACGAAGTTCTTTGGGAATCCCTAAAGCAATTAAAAGCAGAAGGAAAAGTTTCCCAATATTTCCGCAACACGCCACCAAGCGCAACCATTTGTTTCTGTTTATCAGGCAACAAAAAACCGATTTTAGTTAAAGACAAAGGAATAAAACCGTGGACTCCAGAGCAATCAAAAAACTTGTATTAGAAGACATCATCAAGATGTTTCCTAATATGAATAACGGACAAATTCAACAAATGGAATCCATATACGCTTATAGCCCTAAATCTGCTATAAGATACTGTCAAGTTATCCAAGATTACATCAACAGAAAACGTAATGGAAGAAACAATGTCAATAGGAATTTACCTATGGAGACTGGGAATAATAGTCATCACAATTGATGCTTTACTGTTGTTCTTGTTGGGAATTGTAGCGTTAATTTACAGGAGAAATCATGATTGAAATAGAAGAGTTTAAAACAACAGAATCAATCACAGAGCCAACATTTATTGAACAATTAATAGCGACATTAAAATGCTGGCAATGGGGCGCAATGCACAGTCCAAAATTCGACGATTTTTATTGGGGATTAAATCAATCTCCCATAGAATTTAATGTCATTGGTGGCAATAGATTTACGGTGTTTTCCATGGCATTTTACAGTCGGATTTGGCTAATGACTTGCATTCCATATTCAGCGATTACGGATTACAGGCAAGCCACACAATCAGATATTTCATTGATTTGGAAATAGCTTTATTTTGTCCATAGCTATCGGTAAAACGATAGCTTTACCACCTTACTAAAACCATGATTTACACATCACATTATTCAGGCGAGCAAGTCGGCACGAGCATCTCAATTTCACTACCCACTCCTGAAGGATGCGAGTTTAGTCCATTGCTATTATTTGCACCATCGGAAGACTTGACAAGGTTCTGGCAATCATCGAATCAAGATGAGATTGCACAACAGAAATACTCTGAAAAATTCAGAGAAGAAATGATAGCAAAAGACCAGATTATCAACATTTGGATTAGCAAAATTAAGGACGATATAACCCTAAATTGCTATCAAAAACCAGAAGATGCTTGCCGTGTTCAAGTCATTGAGGAAATCATCAAATCAAAAAAACCAGAGTTATGGGGCGGTACAGTCAGTGACCCAATCACCAAACCAACCACACCATCACGACCTACAAAATCAATCAGGGAAATGACATGGGGTGAACTTTTCGGGAATGAATACACAGCGGTTTTTGAGGACAAACCACCACTGCCACCTGTCGCAGTCCTCAAACCCTGGAAGGCAAATGTGGGACAATACGCATTTTATGAAGGGGACTTGGTAAAGATTGTTGGTGGGGACAGAAAAGGGGAATGGCAATTAGAAAGACCACCTGCTGTTAATCCATCCCACGCGCTGCCCGCTCCAAAGCAATGGGTAAAGACTTCAGCGTTGATACAGCCACCAAAGGGACATGATACCTGGACTGACAAAGATTTTAAAAAGGTAAGGACAGCATGAAAAGTTGTACAAACTGCATACATTCAGGATTCCTTATTGAAAAGGACAACGAAATGTATAGCTATGAAGGGGACTGTAACCATCCAAGTGGAAGCCAAGCACCAACGGACAGAGTATGGGATTATACAGAGGATGATAAAGAATATCTAAAGGAAGCACTTGCACCAATATTTACAGAGACGGCTAATAACTGCAAGTATTACAAATCAACGGGAATGTAGTCAGCAAGCGGGTTTACAGCCCGCTTTTTTGTTGCAAACAAAGTTATCGAAATCTTGATAACTTTGCCGATAAAATGAAAAGACCCGCAGTTTTTTCAGAAGAAATGAAAACTTTTATTTACTTCCTATTGACTAGTAACCCGTCAATAGGATATGATATTATCAGTCAATTAGGAGAAACATGGCAAACCCAAAGCCCGCCCCCGCGCCGCAGGAGGTTTTGTTTAAGCCTGGATGGTTCACAGGTAAAACCAAGGCTGTCAGAATCCCGACAGCTTTGGAAAAACAGGTTAAAGATATCGCTAGATGTCTTGACCGCAAGCCAAGCATTGCGGATCAAGTTTTGGCATACGCTCAGTCATTATTGGCAGAGTAGTAAAAAATTTTCCCCCGCACTACCGGAAATAGTCGAGGGACGACCCCTAGCCTTAAGTCCACAAGGAGCATCTCAATGATAGGAAATTTTCAAATGTCTGTCAATCAGACAGATATACCATTGCGTCCAAGGAGGATGTAATGGGAAAAATATGTAAGGGCGGAATGCCCGTGTCAGGGTACACAAAGTTACCCAATGAATTGATTCGTAATCAAAACATCGGTGATGGGACTTTTCGCTTCATCGCCTGGATACAATCTCATGCGGACGGATTCTCCGTATCTTTTGCCAGCATCAAGGCAGGGCTGGGATATGGTCGAGAAAAATTGAGAACCATCATCAAAGAAGCAGAAGAAAATGGATATCTGCTTAGACTAAAAATTAAAGATTCCCATGGGCGTTACGACTGGGACTATTATGTATTTGCAGATAAAGAGGAATGCAGCCTCTTTAAAGCCACACATCCAGGGGTGGTTTACCCACCGGTGGACGAACCACCGACGGGTAAACCAGGGGTGGGTAAACCACCGGTGGACGACCGAGTATATGGTTCATCCGTCGGTGGATGCGACCCCCCACATAAGAAGAACATAAATTCAGAAGACAAAAAAGAAGAAGAAAAAGAGAAAGAAGCCCGCGATTGTGATGGGTTTAAATCTAATTCAACAGATATAAATAATCTTTCTGATAAAAGGACAGATGTTTGCAACTCACCAATAACCCAATCTAAGGACGGATATTCCGCCGCCGCGCTTCAAAATGCTTACGCACAAGCGGCAAATGTCTATGAATTAATAGATGCGTTCTTGTTGAGTCCAGATACATCCGACACTGCACCACCATCCGAGATGCTAGGCATTTTTAGGGACCGAGCCAAATGGCAAGGCTGGGTTTTGCCCTGGCGTTCCAAGCAGATGTCCGCGCAATTCCAGAACTGCAATCCTGAGATAGTCAAAAAATTGGCTATTGACTTGGCAAGAAAGGATAAGTCAACGCCAGAACAGAAGTATGGCCACGCCATAGCCATTATCAATCAATGGGAACGGACTAAGGGTGGCTGGGTGAACTTGATGAACTTATGCGATCGCCCAAGCTGCACTCTTCCATCTCCAGACTTATCGAAAGCATCAGAGGAACTATCGGAAATTCCCCAATATTTGAAGGATTGGTATGAAATTCAGCACGAATACCACCACCGTACCCAATACCTGAAAAGCCGCTCTTTAGAGGAATTTTTTGCAGGGAAGGATAACCGCGCTTGGTATCGCTATGCCAAAGAAAAATTCCCCACATGGGAATGGTCAAAATAAATCTTTTTTTAAAAATCCAGGACAAGACATCATGTTTCAGTCAAACAACCTAGACCTAGCATCTGACGGATTAGACCGCCTCCCGCCCCAAAACGTCGAGGCTGAACAGGTAATTTTAGGGGGAATCCTTCTAGACCCCAGTGCCATAGAGAGAATCCATGGCAGATTGCCGGCCGAGGCATTTTACGTGCATTGCCACGCCATGATTTACCGCGTCATGGTAGAACTTCATTTAGAGTCCAACCCCACAGATATAGTAAGCGTTGCGTCCCGCTTATCAGACAAGGTAGACCTGCGCGGTGAAAGCTACCTTAAATTAATCGGTGGCAGAACCAAGCTAAGGGCGTTGCTAGACAGCACCGTCAGCGCGATTAACATAGATAGCCTCGCTGAAATTGTCTATGAGAAATTCCTCAGACGGGAGCTAATCCGAATCTCCCACCGCAACATCAAACTAGCCTACAGCAGCGAACTGGAACTGCCCAAAATCCTGGAAGAGGCACAGAAAAGCATATTTGACTTGACTCAATCCCAATCAGACGACCGACCTGAATTAGCGCACGTATCCACCGCTATGCAAGAAATGTATGGCGAAATGGAAAAGAAAATATCAGGGGAAATTGTCCCCATTCAATCTGGATTTTACGACCTGGACGCGCTAACAGGCGGCTTTGAGCCGAACCAATTTGTTGTAATTGGTGGCAGACCCGCCATGGGCAAAACAGCCATAGGATTAGATATAGCTTGGAACATCGCATCTAAGCAGAACGGTCAGCATAGACCAGTGTTTTTCTTCTCTTTAGAGATGGATAAAATTCAATTGGCTAGACGGCTAACAACGCGATTATCAAATGTTGAAGGCGCAAAGCTCAAAGCACCTAGGATGATAAGCAGCCATGAATGGACGCAGATATCTATGGCTATGGAAACATCAGAAGAGTCTAAGCTATACATTTGCGATTATTCACAGATGGATGTATTGGACATCAACGGCACTATTCGCCGCACCATTGCCCGCACTGGAGAAAGACCAGGCGCGATATTTGTAGACCACATCCATATTTTGGCAAGCACTGAAGAGAATGCAAGGGATGAGCAAAGTAAGATCAGCCGCGCTAGTCGGCTGCTGAAGAGTTTGTCGTCAGGGTCAACCGGTTTCAGCTGTCCCGTGTTTGCCTTAGCGCAACTAAACAGGGGCGTTGAAGGACGGCAAAATAACCGCCCAATGCTGTCAGATTTAAGGGCATCAGGAAGCATTGAGCAGGATGCAGACTTTGTGTTCCTGCTATACCGAGATGAATATTACAATCCCGATACTCCAAACAGAGGTATTGGAGAAGTCATTGTAGCCAAGGGGCGCGATTCGGGAACGGGAACAGTAAAATTACTTTACGATGCCCCAAGAGCGCAATTCAAAAATTTAGCAAAACCACAATATTAGCCATGAATATTATCAAATTAAATGCACTAAAACTACACTTAGAAAAGTTGGAAATGCAGTATTGCCAGCAACTTTCCACAGACGAGTACGAAGTTTTCAAATACTACCAAGAAAAACTTCACGAAGTCAGGAGACGACTTTCTCAAGTAAAAATAACGCTGCATGAATTAATGGAAATTGAATCAAATCGCCACCATCTTCTCAATTGTTTGTCTCAAGATTCAACGCTTGGGCATCCAGATGAATCAGAATCAAATTTATAAGGATACCAGAATGTCTAACGATACATTAGAAATAATTTCTTCCATTCTTAAATGTGAAGATAAGCCACTTCTTCAAAAGGTTTTAGACGCAATCACGGTTTTTGATTCCTTGGATAAATCCGGGAAGTATCATCTAGCGTTTAGTGGTGGCAAAGACTCTCACGCACTTTTGATCGTGTTTCTGCTGTGGCAGCGAATTAGGGATGTGGAAACACATAATTTTAGGCTGTTTTTTGCGAATACATTAATTGAAACAAGATTATTGTACGAACTTATTTCCGCTATTCAAAACTCATTGGATACAATATCTTTGGAGATATTGTATCCAAAACAAAGCTATTGGTTTTACCAATTTGCTGTAGGATATCCTGTCCCTGACTGGAAAAACAGATGGTGTACACATTACCTAAAAATCGAACCACAAGATAGAGTAAAAAAAGGAGGAATGGTTATTACAGGACGACACTATGGAGAAAGTTCTGCGCGAGATTCTAGACTTCGGTCAAAGGAAAAAGGATGTTCCACTGGAGAATGTGGAATAGACAAAATTAAATCCTCTATTGATCCAATAATCAATTTCCGGAATTGTGATGTTTGGGATTTAATTTTTTATGCAGATGAAACAATACTTTATAAAGGAGTATTTAATGCTCTAACAGCAACATATAACAACGCTACCGATGAGAAAGGGAGTTTAAGAATGGGATGCATTATGTGTCCAGTTGTTTCTGTCAATACTTTAAAAGCGGATTTATCTCGTCATTCGTTTGTAGGTATAAGAGACATCTTGGAAGAACTACGAAATTCCAAAAGAATAAATAGCGCAAGAACAAAAAAGAAAGGAGCAATTTATATAGGTGATCGCCGCATTATATGGCAGAAACTAAACAAAGAATTGCTCTTAGGTTTAGGGTATATCACTCAATCAGAAATTGAGTTAATCAGTGAATGCCTAGAATCTGATTACTCTTATCCCAAGACATACACAAGAGAGTGGATAGATTCTGAGCATCAGCGGCTAGCAAGGCAAACGATTTACACGGATTTACCACTTTTTAAATACGCGGAGTATGTGACATGAACCGCAATCGTCGGATATTGCGAACACCGGGAAATTAGGGAAGATCCAAACAAGCAAACAATGAAAAAACAAAATGAGAATCAAATATGCACGACATCCATTCACTTACACTACCTATATGGGCAAAACCCTATGCTTGTGATTTTCCCTCACTAGCCAAAAAAGCGGAAATAGATAAATGGCGAGTTGAGCGTTCTTTGTTCATCTGGTCTAAAAATTCCGTTGACTATGTTTGCAGAAATATGGATGATGTTCGCAGGATTGTAAATATGCTTGAAACTACTTGGAATGAACACAAAAATCTAGGCTGGACATTAGAGCAGTCAATAGATGCGGAATTAATGAATCTGAGTGCTGACAAGGAAGAAACCGAAGAAAAATTAAATAGAATTAACGCCAGGATTAAAGCACTTAAAACCTGGAAGGAAGGGAGCTAAATATTTACAAAATCTAGAAATAAGATTACAATAAAGATGTAATCCAACCTTGTATAGAAACCTGCCACAAAGCAGGTTTTTTTATTCATTCCCCAAACCATAATTGACGGGAATCATCAATAATCTTCTTGTCTAATTCCTCTAAATAATCTCGCCGCAATTCCTGATTCTCTCTAATGCTTGGCACGTTTTCCCAAGCATAATCAGGAATATTTAACGAATTAAGGTGTCTATTTAATTTAATATAATCGGGTTTTCCGTTCTTGGACACAAAGCCATAGCGTCTACATAAAGCAGTCTTGTTAATGGTCGAACCATCATTAATTAAATCCTGCTCATGAATAATGCGATCGCGATACTCCACTTTTTCCACAACAGAGTAACCGAGTATCTTTTGCTGCACAGGTTCAGGGCAAGTAGCAACAATTAAATGACGTGCATCAAGTACGGCTTTTTCCGCTAAAGCTTTTTGAGTTTCCGCCTGTGCTAATTGCAAACGTAGCTCTAGTTCGCGGATGTGGTCATTTTGTGCAGGAATGACGGTTTTAATTATTTGTTTGGCTTCTGAAAATGACTTAACCAGTGTTCGCTTGCATTTTCTGACCTGCTCAGTATTTTTTGATAGGGTCATTACGTAAGTAGCTTGATCTTCGTTCAAGTAGGCAAACAGTGTAATATTTGTTGCCTTGGATGAGCTTACTACAGATGCGTTTTCAAATCGCAGGTGTCCAAATTCCTGTAACTCGGTCTGATACTTTCTGATAGTCCTGAAAAATGATCTATGCTCAATCCCCAGTTCTTTGGCTATCAGTCGGGAATCAACAACTAGCTCATCATCTTTCTGAATTACATCAATTTTTGCTAAACTGTTCATAAGTTCATTTTGGACTGTAATGGACTGTCAACTGGAACGGCGGGAGTATTGCGCGCTCCCTCACCGTGTTGACCTATCTATTACATGATAACACTATATTTTTCTCGATATGTGCTAAATTATTCATAGCATTCCTTTGTGTTTAGTAACTTCTGGTAAGCATGAGTAACGCAAGTTACTTTACGCTTGCCAGACTACATAAATATTACAGATATCCCTATAACTTCATCTTTTATTCGATAGACGCAAGCATTGAACATCATGCTATGCTCAATTTATCCACAATAATAGATATTTATGGCAAGCTTAAAAAATCTCAGGCCACGAGAGCCGCGCTACATCGAAAATAAAGTCAGACACACTATTTGCGTTACCCCGACCGCGTGGGAGAATTTGCAAAAAGAAGCTCTTCTAAGAGGGACATCTGTATCTGAGTTAATTGAACTTTTTGCACGGAAAGCCTTATCTGTTGAGGATTACAAGAAATTTCTCAAGAGGGGTTGACATATCTCAATTATTGCGTAATAATTGAGATATAAACAAAGCGACCGCCGCACCGTGGAAAGTCAAGCGATCGCCTTCAACCTAATAGGTCTAATTAACTATGTCACACCCTATCTACTCTCGTCAACAACTCCTTAACAGAGGAATGGTCAAGGTCAAGAAAGTCGCTGCTGACATGGGCGTTTTGCCCAGTGGCGACAAGAGGTTGATTAATAATTGGGTAGAGGCTATTCTGGCGCATCAAGCTAAGACTCTAGCGAAAGTAGAGGAAAAATCCGCCGTCATCGAGTTCGATGGCGATAGCTACGAAGGTTTGACACAGCCTTACATGGTTGTGTCTGAGGGTAAGATTATCCATCGCACAGAAACCTACCTTCAAGCAGAGAGATTCTGCGTAAACGCAGGACTTATCTTAGTAGAGCCACAAGAGGTGGCACAGGCGGAACTAGAAGCGGAACTAGAGACAGAATTGCAAGTAGTGGCTATAGATTTTGGCTACCACGAGGTGGTCAAAAATGGCGATGTAGTCGCCACAATAGAAATAGTGTTTGACAGAGACCACGATACGGTCTCATGGGCTGTCCGCAAAGGCTTGGACAGGTTGCTATTCATAGCCTACGAAGATGCAGAAAATTTTGCGCTCAATGACGAGCGTGGTAGTGGTCGCATAAACCAGCCTATCGAAGAGATAGGGTATATTATCGAAGATATGAATTTTGTTGACCTTTGGGGTCAGCAATACTCCGTGAGGTTCAACGGGACTTTAGCCGGATACATCTGGCTAGATGACCGATGGGGATGGACGTTAGATGGCGAAGACTTCTTCGACGACTGGCGACCAGTTGCCAAGAACTTGGTTAAATTGACCAAGCGAGAATACGCCACGGTTTAGCACAAAGGCTGGGTGCGATGCCTTATCAAATCCGCGCGAATAACACCAAGGACAAACTAAGGAACAACATGACCGCACTATTAGATCAATTCGCAGCACATACAGTAGCATCAAAAGAAATCCCATACTGTCAAATAATTAGTCCACCGAATCTCAAGCCCGCAGAATTAGATAAATGGGTAAAAAGTGGTGGCATGAGCCAAATAGGCTTTTTTATTAAAGCAGCAGAAGCCGAAAAGGTGGGATTTATCGCAGATGATACCTGGATTCCATATGAAGCCAGCCTTGGTGATGGAACGGAAATCGGTTTCATTTGCTCTAATCCCAAATTCGTTGTTATCCATAAATCTCAGAGGGAAATCCAGTATCGCACTTCCCAAGACGATAGATACGGATTTGTTGGGCTGGCCTGGGAAAATGGCAGTGAGACAGAGTTTGCTAAAGCTGCTGCGGCGGACACCAACGAACTGTACAAGATAGTAACTCGGCATCTTCTCCTGTTCCTGGGAAAAGACGACCAGCCTTTGCACACAACACCAATTCAATACACAGCGAAAGGTGCTTTTGCTGCTAGTTTGTATGCAGAAACATCTGAACTATATAAGCAGCTCTCTAAGGTTTATGTTACCCGCAGTAGAATGGCAGGTAAACAAGTCAACGGCGGTATGCTATCGCCTTTCGCGTTGGCTTTTGCAAAGGTTGATATTAAAATTGGGTTTTCCAGGAACAAGCCTACTGAATCACCTTTCTGTGTTCCCGCTTCTATTGCATTCCCCACGGTTGACAACGTGGGAGTTGATATGGAATTTTATCGCAAAAAAGGCAATAGAAATATCATCTTCCATGGCCTTGCATTAGAAGATGCGATGATTGATATGACTTCAGAAGCGGGCAAATTAATCGCTTCATGGCATTCTGAATACAAGGCTTTCCCTAAGCCACGTCGTGAACTCCCTCGCTACGAAGGTCGTGTAACCTTTTCTGACATCACGTACATGGAGAATGGGGAAATTGTAGCCAAGATACTACCTGATGGGAGGAGATGCCGTATCCCTGTTGATTTAGCTCATATTGTTATGGGCGGTGAATATGAAATCTCTGGGATTATTGATGGGGAAGTAATTACCATCAAAACAGCCGACCCGTTTGACGACGGGTATAGCCCAAAAGGCAAACCCCGCGATGTCAGTAGTTATGAGGATGACTTGTATCCTCCCTACTAATTCAATCGGCACTAAGTGCTAATCCTAAATTAGTGCTTAGTGCCATTATTAAACTAAAAAAATATGCAGACTTATCAATTCATTAGCTTGTTTAGCCCGTCCGAGGTTTCTCTCGATGAGAACCTACGATGGGTGGAGGACGGATTCAGTTGGAGTTGGCACGACAACGCCAACTGGTGGGCTTATGAGCTCAGTTTCGATCCTGATGCCAACGACGCTCCTTGCGGTATCAACGACATTATCTATAGCTACGGATTTGAATCTTTCATTAGTAGTCCGCTTGACCACTGACGGATAAATAAGAACAATCAAAAGCCGCTACACAACTTAGTATGTGTAGCGGCTTTTTAATGCAATCAAAACAATGATAAAATTATCGGCATATCTATATCAAATTATCTCAAATGTACAGCCCGACACAAAAACTCCAGTCATTGCTTGACGGATTTGGCGGTAAACATAATGGCAAAATTGAAAAATCAAGTAGCGGATTTTACTATGTAGACAAAGCACGACGGGAATATTTAGGTAACGATTACTACGCCTGTATGTCAATTGTCAAGCAACTATTTATTTAGACCCATGATATTAAACGACTCCCAAATTATGCAATATGCCATTGAAGGCATGATTACACCATTTCAGGTGCAATTAATCAGAGAAGTCAGCATTTGTGGGCATGAGCAAATGTCCAGTCAAATCAGAAAAGCTATCAGTTACGGACTTAGCTCCTATGGCTACGACATCAGATTAAGTAGCAAGGAATTTAAGATATTTAGACATATTCCTGGAACAATTGTTAATCCCAAAAACTTCAATTCCCAGAACCTTGAATCGGTAGAATTACAGCAAGATAAATGGGGCGATTTTTTCATTATTCCTGCACATTCCTATGGACTAGGAGTAGCTATTGAAAAATTACAAATGCCTCCAAACTTAACAGCTATTTGCATAGGAAAATCAACCTATGCCCGCGCTGGTTTGATAGCGAACCTAACCCCAGTTGAGGCTTCATGGATTGGGCATTTAACAATAGAAATATCAAATTCATCAAGTGCTGATTGCCGGGTTTACGCCAATGAAGGCATAGCACAATTATTATTTTTCCAGGGTGAAGAATGCGCCGTCAACTATGAATCTCGCCAGGGAAAATACCAAAATCAACCAGAGGAAATCGTATTACCATTAGTGTAATGTCTAAGCAGAAAGGTAATAAGAACTGGACAACAAAAGAAATAGAGATAGTAGAAGAAAATGCCGGGTTTATACCACCTACTAAAATAGTACAGGTATTGAATAAACACGGCTTTTACAGAACAGAAATAGCAATAAAAAATTACTGCATAACTCACAACATTTCTTTTGCTTGTCAATACGATAATATATCATTGCGTAAACTTGCCAAGATACTAGGAGTCAGTTCGTCTACTTCTTCCTATTGGTACAAGAGCGGGCAATTACCAACTCATAAATACAAATCTCGTCAAATAATGGTGAGATTCAAGGATGTACAAAACTTCCTTAAAAGTCGCACCTTTAAAACCAATTTCAATAAAGAGGGTATTAATTTTTTCTTAGGAGAATAACATTATGGCAAATCGCAATTACACCTATTTATTAATATTAGATATTCTATTTAGTCGCGGTAGATGCACAGCAGAAGATATAGCCAAAGATGAGGATTTCTTAAATAAAAAACCAGCTACAATTCGATTATATTTAAGAGAATTAGCCAGCTTAAAACTAATAGATATCCATGCCTGGGAAGAAGAGGATATTTCTGAATCAGGCAGAAGGCCTCACAATACATATTCTTTAAAATGTAATTGCCCATTGCCTGGCGAGATGGATGAATGTGCGAAATGTCCATCAGGGAAGATAATCAAAAGATTAATCGCCAGTCAGGCAACATCCCAGGCGTGTGTGTGATGCCGCCAAAAGAATGATATGATTCTGGCATACAGATTGGGATATCTTATGGAAAAACATCACGATACACAGGTGGAAGTCAGGTGTAGACAGGATTTAAAGGAAAGTCTGTCTAGAAAACTCATAGCTTGCGGCTATGTCTACCCCAAGGGAACGGAAGCACTGCCAAGCTTTGCTAAATTCCTGGAAGCGTTAGACAGCAAGGATTTGAAGTGGTTTAGAAAAAATTTCAGAAAAGGGGTTGACAATTCCTGACAACTGGGATACAGTTTGAATATAGGAGACGAGGCAATCACCACTCACACCTCGGTTAAGTTGATGAAAGATTTGCAAAAAAGACAACAAACTTTAATCAATTTAATCACCCGTGTAGGTGGTCGTCAAAACATCCAGAAATGGATGGACGAGATTTTGAAAATTGATATTAGGTTGGAGGCTAGGACGATGTTTACATACAAAGGTTATTCAATTCTTGAAGCTGGAGACGAAGCCGGATTGCATTTCAACGGCAAAAAAGTACAGACAGACCTAGTGGCTGTCTACCGGATTGATGAGTTCGTAGAATTGTTAGATGAACATGGTTTAAACTGGGCTGCCCGCCTTCGGGCAGAAGAAAAAGATCCAACAAAAGAAAAATTAGAACCGACAAATGAAGAGCTGATAATTTATCAACAAAAACGTCAGCATCAACAGATGCTACAAGATAGCTTTGACAACAACGAATGGAAGCTTCAATGGCGGGAGGTTTTTGTGGCTCAGACCGGAACAGCCACGGAGCGAATTCCTGTCTACAAGCATCCAGCTTTTAGAGAAAGACACAACCTCACGATAACCCACGAAGAAGACGCGCAAGCATGGCTCGCTGCGTCAGTAGCTAGACGTGAAATTCAGCAACTAAATGAATCACGATTTAAATTGTGGGTTGATCACCACTTCTGTGGTGGTATTTTTGAATCTACAGATGATGAATATTCTTATGAAAAATGGTGTCAAATGGAAGACATCATTAACGAAAACGATTATTATTCTACTTCACCTGAAGTAGAGAAAGCCAGAGCCTACCTTACTAAATACAAGCTTCAAGGTGAAGCTGATGAAGAAAAAATTAGACAAGAAAAAGATAGGCAAATAGACGATAATTATCGTCTGGCCACAGAAAAAATCTTCGGCATCCCTGGCATGAAGCCAGAATACTTGGAAAGAATGCGATACGGAATATATCTCCTTGGCGGCGACAAGGGACGGAAATATCGTTACGCCGACTTTAGTGGTGAATACTGCTACAACCACATTCAAGTGTGGCATCAAAGCAGACCTATTTCTGGTGTTGACGAAATAACACCAGAAATGATAAGCAACGCAGCTGATTATTGCAGGGAAAAGGGATATTCAGACTACAAAAAAGCTAGAGAGGGTAAACCTGTTAAATCCTTCGAGAAATGGCTACAAACCGTAGCCTAGCCCACCTGATGAGTCCGGCTGGCGACCGGACGAAACACTCCCTTGAGTGTCGTGGGAAGCCGTTACATACCCACTGGAAATCTATGACCACTTACTCTTTTTTATCCCAAGAATTAAACACACAACTCGGTATCGTTGCCGATGTTATCATCGCCGACGATGAATGCCACGAGATCACCCTTACTCAGGGTGATCACGTGATAGCCGCAACGATAGACCCTTTAACTTTGATAGGATTATTTCAAATGGGAGTCAAAGTCTCCCTTTTAGACACTGAACTCACGGAAAATCAGAAGGCAGGATTGATGTATTCTTTAGTCTTAGACTAAAGGCAAACTTTGTAGCCCACCTGACGAGTCCGGTTGGCAACCGGATGAAACTACCACCTGGTAGTAGTGGGAAGCCGTTACACCCCACTGGAGAAGGATGAACAAAGCCTTAGAGCGTCCGCTTAAATGGCATCAAGAAAAATTCTATGCCATGAGGGAACAACAAGTAAGATGCTACCTGTTGTTCCAAATGACAGAAGACGGGGAGGAGCATAACCGCTTCTTCCCATACACAAAAGAAGGACATAAAGCCGCTTTAGCCTTAGCCAAGAAGCTAGGGCAAAGACCAGATCGAATTCAAGCCACCACCGAGAAACTGAAATGGATTCTACCCTACGGAGTGCGCTCCGTAGAAGATTACGAAAAATGGTGTAAAGAGTGGGGTGTCGCCTGATGTCCTACCGCTTAATGAAATACGCTTACGCGGTAGGCAATAGTATCATAGGCTACTCTGACAAAAACACAGTCAAAGTAGCTGGGGAAATAAATCCCCAAGGGGCAGACTGGTACACCGTCACAACGCCAGTTACCTGGTGTTGTGACGGTGACCTGTTTAAGGGTGATGATGGGGAAATCATTGCCCGTCGGGAACTAGAGAAAAGAATGGGATGGAATAAGTAAATCAAAAGCGATCGCCCCTCCGACCAAGAAGTAAGCGATCGCCTATCACACCAATCATGATGAGATTAGTGAATTATATCCTAGTTGCCGTCATTTTGATCATATCTGCTAGGGATGATCAGACAGGTGATTGCCTGAAACGCGGCGACTGCAAAGCAAACATTACACAAAAAACAAATGAAAGGAATACTATGGGGCGTGCTACAAACGCCCCTGTCCACACCCCGACGTTACCCATTGGGAACGCCACACCACGTCACACTCCAGTTCGGGGTTGACCGCGACGACTGGAAACACCTAGAGGGTGTTGTTTTCCAAGCTACGGCTAAATTTGAAGCCTGGAATGACAAAATTCAGGCTGTAGCTCTAACGCTACCAGGTGACATCCCCTGTCAGAACGCTACCCCTCACATCAGTGTAAGCTGGTGCGAGGGCATCAAGCCCTATGAGTCAAACCTGATGCTTGCGTCGGATTTTCACTCAAAGTCGCTGTCCCAAACACTAGAATTCAAAATCGAATTCCTAGCCTGGGAACAACCAGAGTAACACAGGCATCCTGCCTGTCTCATCCACACAAAAGGAATCACAATGAACGTCTACTTCTTCTCCCGACACGAACCCCACCCCGAAATGATTGCAGACTTAGGTGCAATCACCCAGCAATTTACAGGAACAATTTCCAGTATTGTCCGCGATGGCAATACTATAAAATTCCTAGAGACCCCACTAGGTCAGACCGATGCAGTCAGCCACGGCATACCCTCTGACTGCATCGTAGTGGCAGTTGCGCCGCTCCCACTACAAGAAGCATGGCTGAAAGCCGGGGCGACGTTTCTCGTCCCACAGAACAAGCGAGAAAAAGACCCCGACGGTCAATTTACTTTTAAATATTCAGGACTACTCAGGGTTCTAAAAATCGAAGTAATCACGGAACAATGGGCAGGTGCATCGCCCAGTCTAGAAGACAAGCACCGAGAAAGAAGCGCGTAATTCACAACCCGGATTCTTCAAAGAGTCCGGGTTTTTATTTTGAGGAAAAACATGGCAAACATCAAAAAGAATCGCACAGTAAAAATCAAGGGAAGATGTAGTTCTGAATTGAAAGCATCTCTGTCACGCAAATTAATTGCTTGTGGCTATATTTATCGCAAAGATACAGAAGTCCTGTGCAACTTTGCGGAATTTCTAGAGGATTTGGATAGCAAAGATTTAGAATGGTTTGAGGAAAATTTCACAAATCAAGATGGGTCTAATATTTCATAACCTTCCCTTTGCAGCTTGTCCGCAGCCGCATTAATATCAGCGAAATATTTAATCCCTCTCATATCATTAATGGCATCAGTGGAACGTCTCAACATTTGACTCCACTGATTCATTTCCGCTGCATTATGATTTGATAACGCCTTCTTCTTATCATCCCCAGTTAATCTCAAATCTTCCACTAATTGTCTCGCCTTAGCTTCAATAATTTTTGCAGCATAATCCCTCGCCAGCTTATGCACAGTATAGCCTTCAGTTACAATTTCTGATAATTCATCAGAAATTTTATCAGAGGTTTTTTCAATAGTTTTTTCCTGAATTGTTGTCCGCAGAACCTCGCGGTATTCATAGCGTTGAGCTAACCACAATTCAGCTTTTACCCATCGTTCAATACTTCCTTTACCTTGTCCAGAAACTTTAGACAATCCCCTAATGCCAATGTCGTCCTCACACTCAACATAGCGACGACGGCACTGTTCTTTAGTCCAAGGTTTTGGTAACTCGTCCCACTTCAAAGTCATTCCTCCATTTTTAATTATTAATAATTATATTATTAACACTTTGTGCTATACTTTATATATTATCTAATTAGATTGCACCTAGCAATCATTATACTGAATTTTTAATAACTCCTCTTACTCTCCTTTCTTGGTTTTGTCTCCTACCCGTCCCCTTGGACGGGTTTTGTCGTTTTAGCTATCTACCGTAGGGATTACCGCGATTAATCGAGCCACCAACTCGCATTTCCCGACGGATGCCATCAGATACCATTGCCTGTACAGCCTGGGATAATCTGCGAGTATCAACCTCTGAATCACTGCCTACCGCCACACTTACAGGTACATTAATAGTCGTTGTGTTCCCCATTCTAGAAGCAATAGTGCCGTTGCCACCAGTACCAACAACGCCACCGTTAGCAAATCCGGCAACGCCACCTTGCAACTTGTTCCAAATAGCAGTTTCTTTGTGATTCAACACACGCTCACCCTCAGATGCAATAATGACGTGAGGTACTCGTCCGGTGAGCGATCGCTCTTTATTCAACGCTCCCACTATACCGCCGTTGGCAAAAGTTGGCAATTCTCCCACCATGCCACCAGCGAAAGCCATATTAAAAGAAGTATTGGGAAGCACGTCACCAACGAAAGAGCCGCCCGAAGCCAACCCCGCTCCCTTGCCACCAAACAGTCCTGCGACCCATCCAAACAAAGAGTCAGTCATTCGCTTAGATGCGATATCAGCCAAAGAATCAATGAGGTTTTTAGTGATGGAATTAAATAGATCGGTTAAAGATTCACCAAAGCTTTTCGTGCTTAACAAGAACTCTTTAAATCCATTCCTGAAGCCACTCGTGGTATTCTTGATGACAGAAGCTAACTCAGAAAATTGCAATTTAATTGCATCTAGTTTGTACTCATTTGTTAACCGCAGATTTTCACGCAATTCATTAATCTGTTCATTGGTTAATCTATTTGCCTCAGTCGCCAACTTGTTCTTCTCAATAAAATCTTCTAGTTGAATACTAGCCTTATCAAATTCCATTCCTTGGCTGCTGATAGCAGATTGCTTATCTAATTTTTCAGCACTGAAATCTAGTCCATAGCTTTTCAGCAGAGAACTTCTGGAGTCAGAAACACCTTTGATTGAATCTTGTAAATACTGCGCTCTTTCTAAGAGTTTATTTTGGAAACTAGTATTTTCATTTATTTTATCAAGGGATGTTTTGAGCTTTATAGTTTTTTCCGTTAGAAGATATTCTTGTTCTGCTATCTCTAAACGTTTCTGCATCCTTAATTCGTCTATTTGTTTGGTTCTAAGTAAATCGGCGATAGCAGTTTGTTTTTCCTTGTATTGAATTTCGTTATTCTTTAAAGCAATAGCATTTTCATTGTCAGCAATCTTGTTAAACTCAGGATTGAGAGGATCTAATGTTTGCAAAACCTTCAGTTGCTCTATCTTTTTTTGCTCAATATCAAGAGATGACCTAGCATCTTGTACGTCCAATCCAAACACCCTAATAACTTCGTCTCCCTCGCGTTTATCTTTAAATGCGGCAATCATGGCTGGGATATTTGCATTTAACCGTATTAAGGCTTTTGTATTAGCAATAAATTGCAGTGCATTAACTTGCGCTGTCTTACTCATCAGTTTACTTACGTCATTCCTAATTTTAGCATCATCGGGGAACTTCTTAACCAATTCAACATCAATCAAACGTTTAATGACAGGGTTTTGATTTTTAAGAGCATCCCCAGCATCACGAATGCTCTTTTCATAGCCTTCCCTTTTTTTCTGAAGGGATCTTTCATAGTCAGCAGCCTCTAGCTCCATTCTTTTCATCGGTGACATATATGGAGACAGCCCCTCCTCGATGGTCTTTGTGCTATCTAGCTCCAAGTCTGCGATACCACTAAGAGCTTGATATATATTTTCAGTAGTTTGTTGTATTAGACGATAAAGGTCTAATTGTTGTTGCAGTTTTTCTGTGTTTGCTTGCGCTAAGTAATTAAGATCATTAGCCACATTTTTAACATTTTCTGTTTGTCCATAAAGTTCGGCAGCATTGCTTATGATTTCTTGAAGTTTGTCGGGTTCTAAAGCCTTACGATTTATGACAGCATTGTCAAGTTTTTTCGATTCTAATTTGGCATTAGGATTAACAAATTCTACTACAACAGGTTTTACTACAACAGGTTTTTTATTTTCATTTCGGTAAATTGGTGATCCATCTGGCGGAGCAGTATTAAACAATGCTTTTTCTTTCAATCTTCGTGCAGTCAAAGCATCAGCTACATTTTTGCTTACCCGGTCTGCTTTATTTAATTTTGCAAACTCATTAGCTGCCGCAACGTAGTCGCCAGTATTCAGTTTAGCTAACAAAGCACTTCTTTTTAAAGCACCTTGTCCAACATTAAAGGTTAAAGAAGTTAAAGCGTCTAATTGATTTACGTTAAGCGGAACTTTAACTAACCGCTTAACTTGATTTTGTGCATCTAGTAATTCCTGATTCAACCGCTTAGTAGCTTCAGTTCGAGATATTCGTTCACTCTTAGATTTTGCTACAGTTCCGTAACCAATCGAGTACTGATTGTAGTCAGAATACGCCTTGGAGCTAAAGTTTTCAAACTTCTTCACCATCTCCATTAGTCGAGAAGATAACGCTGGTGATTTAGTTTTAACTAATGGTTTAGGTTTAGGTTTAACTAATGGTTTAGGTTTAGGTTTACTAGTGGGATTAGGTTTAGGTTTACTAGTGGGATTAGGTTTAGGTTTACTAGTGGGATTGGGTTTAGGTTTACTAGTGGGATTGGGTGTCACCATTGGTGTAGCAAAAGGTGTTTTACCGGATGGTGACGTAAAAGATCCAGTGCCTTTAAAATTACGTTTTGGATCTGTAGATAACTTTTGGAATTGCGCTATTTGAATAGGGAATCCTGGTAAACTTGCAACCTCAACCGAGTTTATACGAGATGGTAATTTTATAGATGACTGAGTTGTAGGAGGTGTAGAAGGTGTAGGAGAAAAAGGCACAGGAGGCAAGGTAGGCACTACAAGACGTGGTCGTGACTGAGGTGAACCCAAAGCAGGTTCAAACCAATCGAGAGAACCTACAGACGAATTTCCTGTAAATAGCCTTGGCGTGGATTGTAATTTAATAGATAAAGAGTCAATTTTTTCCCCTATATTGTCTATTGTTTTACCTACAGATACAAAAGAATTATTAAGTGAATTAGTGGCATTAACAGCATCAGTACCTATATTTTTAGCTACTTTTTGTGTTTGGGAATTGGTGCTGTTAACACGAATATTAACAATTTCTAATTGATTATTAAATCTTTTGACTTTCTCGTCATCAAATGGAATTATCTTACCTGGAAGACTTTGCTGTAATTCAGCAGCACGTAATTTAATAGCATCAAGGTTGTTTCTATAATCAATCTGTTGTTTTCTAAAGTCTAGTTCTCTTTTCTCAATCTCTGTGCTTTTGGAAATTATATTAATAATTCCTTCAACAAACTGAGTATAGATATTATTCCCTGCGCCTATCAATGCCTGTCTTAACCTATTTTGTATTTTTGATCCTTCAAGAGTAATCCGAGCTTTCTCAAACTCAATACTAGCTGATTGCGCTTCCCTGACCGAGGTTCTGTAATATTCAGCAACTTGCTTAGTCTGGTCAATCAAAGCTTGCTTCATATCACGTCGGGCTTTGGCAGTCTCTAGGGCATTTTGAGTTAATGATTCACGGTCTTTCATTATGTCTTCAGTCAACTTATCGTATTCTGATTGCGCTTCGGCCAAGTTAGTGCCGCCCACCGCAATTACCTGGGCTATCTTATCAAGAGCAATCTGATTAGTTTTAAGTTTTTCTTCTAATAAAGTTCGGGAATCATTTAATCCTGCAAGTTGAATGTTTGCTAATTCAGGTGCTATTTGTTGTGATGTTCCTGCACTTGAATAGACTTTAGATTGACTTAAATTAGACTTGGATCTATTGGCGGAAGAGGCTCTTTCAAACTTAATGTTTGCATCTTTAACAGCGTTTGTCGCTTGAGTGTAGAGCATTTCTTCTACTGGTTTTACGTCAAATGGCTTAACTCCTGCTATTTGTTTTTTAAGTTCCTCAATTTGTCTCTGAGTCTCTTGAACAGCAGGAGTAATTAATGCCCCTTGAATACCTTCAACTTCTCCTAAAGTTAATTGTTCTTTATATTTTTCTAGCTTTTTAAGTTGATTTTCAAGTATAGGCAATGGTGAGCCAAAACTATCAACTAATTCTTGCCGTCTTTTGTAGAGTTGTTGAATTAATTGCTTAACTTCGCCCTGTTCTTTGCGAACTTTATCGCTAGGTAATGCCTTGCTTAATTCCACTCCTTTTTTAGTGGCATTAATTAGCTGCTTGTCAACGTCTTTTATCTCTTGAAAATTGAATGCCCGTTGCACAGAAGCTTTGATTAGTTTTTGCTGATTCTTTTTCTGAGCCTCTAAAACTTTTAGCTCATCTTCAAGTTTAATTGTACCTGCGTCAGAACCGTCACCCATGCTTAACGCAAAAGCATCAGTGGAAGATGCAGCCATGAGATTTCTAGATGCAGAAACAGCCGCCCTTCTCTCATCAATCTCTGCTTGTTTCTTCTTGATTTTCCCATCAAGTTCTTTATCTATTCGCTGATTTTCTGGAGTATTCTCTATTTGGAAACTAGCAGCAGCTAGAGCTACAACATTCCTCATCTGTTTAGATTTGTTTTCTAGCTCTTTAAACCCAGGTGAGTTTTGTAAATCTTTAATTTCTTGGGGACTAGCACCACTGTTTTTCTTGTCTGCTATGGCCGCTAGTCTTCTTTTGTTATTGTCTTTAATTTCCTGATTAAGCTTAGATATCGCTGGGGTATTATTAAACGTATTTTGCTGTTCCGATGTTAACGGTTTTATATCAGCCATAAAGTCGCCAGGCTTACCTGTAAAGCCTTGACTAGCACCAAATTCTTTTAAGTTCTGAATATTCTTCTTCTGGTCTTCAAAATATTTTAGGATTTGTTGCTGGGCATTGGTTAAACGCGCGTTTTCCCCAAGGTCAAAATAACCTTCTAATTTATTATCTGCGATTAGTTGCTTTTGCTTCCCTGTCAGTTTAGGAGCAAACAAATCAAGAGCTTTTGTAGCGAGAACTATGGCAGCAATAAAACCACCTATTGAAACGACAATAAGACCAAGCGGACTCATTATAGCGGTAATCAATGGAGTTACCGCCATAGCAAGTCTACCAAAAATAGAAACGGGGGCAACCGGACCCGCTATAAGAGCCTTGTTTGCGGCTATGGTTGCAGCCGTGGATACAGCAGAATTTAGAATTGAACTTAGAACTGATATCCCAGAAGCAAAAGCCGCACCCGCACCAGCAGCACCCAAAGCACCAACTCCCACCGCATCCATGAGAGAGCCGCTCGCAGAATCGCGTTTATTCCTCTCTTTAATTGCATCATCCCACTTAAAGTCGCCACCGCCCCAAAAGCTTCTGATATCCAGTTGTATGCCTTTAGAGGGTAATGTATCCGCTAACGTACCACCTAGCTTAGTGACACTATTCGTAGCTTTATCAAAGGAATCGGCAGTTTTTTGAACATTAGCCCGTATTTCAGTTAGTCCATTGTTTAATTCCTTGGTAGTTTTTGACAACGAATCACCCATGGGATTACTGAAGTCACCTTTAGAGAACATCAAAATACCAAAAGCTACAGCCACATGAGTTAATGCTGTTCGCAAAAATCCCATGGTTGCAGAAAATATTTTTATTCTCGCTTCACTAGCAGCCATAGCAGAACTCATGGAGGTCATCATTAGTTCAGTAGCGATTTTCATTGAAGTCATGACGCCCACAAAAGCTTTAGCTGCGCCGCCAAACATTCCTGTAACTGCACCTATGAACCCTTTAAATGCAGGAGCTAAGGCCATGACCATTAGCCCTGTACCCTGCTCAAACATGAAGACCATCGCCAGTAATTCTACAAAACCGGGAGGAATAATCTTAAAGAATCCAGAAAATACACCTTTAAGCCAATCAATAATATTACCAGCCTGTTCTGCACCTTGAACCAAACCACCAAACATTGATGAGAAACTAAAGTTACCACCACTCATTGAGCGCATCACTGAGTCAACCGTACTAAATGTGGCTACAACTGCATTCGTGACACCATCCATCATGTTTGTGATTAGGTCTTTTTCTGCACCCAGCCAATTATCGGCCACGTCCGCAGTTACACCGATAATCATCGGCATCATGTTGGTGGCAACGGCTGTAAAGGTTGCCATTAGAAGGTTCTGCAACGAACCAAACAACACAACCAAGGGTTTTACCTTAGTCATAATCGTAGTTAGTCCAATGGCTATGGTTGCCGCAAAACCAATGGCAAATGCTTGTCCTAAAGGTATCAACGCGCCAAGTGTATTACTGAACAACGCCAAACCGTCCGCAAACGTGCCAACAAACCAGCCTAAAGTGCTACCAAGTTTGTCAGTAAATATAGTTGTAATTTCAAAACCAACATTACCCAATTTATTTAAAGCTACAACCAAGCCTCCAGCTTGATTAGCAGCAGATGCACCATAATCTTGATTCAGGACTTTAGCTACATTAGGCAAGATATCTTGAGATAAAATGCTACCAGATGCTACTAATGCATTCATTTCAGGAACAGACACGCCCATAGACTTAGCAAATACACCCATGGCAGGCGGGAATTTCTCACCTAATTGCTGTCTTAGTTCTTCCATTGACAGCTTACCTTTTGCCAAGATTTGTGTATACGCCATGAACACCAAACTAGCATCTTGTCCACTAATGCCTAATGCACTTAAAGATGCCGTAATACCCTCAAACAAATCCTTGACACCCTGTCCTTCCATCTTGCTACCTCTAGCCGCAATAGCTAATTGAGAGTAGGAGTTGGCAGCAACTTCAGAAGGGACATTCATTTTGGCGGCTACGTCTTTAGCATACTTAAATTCCGCTTCACCACCAGCCTTTGAACCACCCAAGAAAGTAAAGCGTCGCTGTAAAACTTCTACTCGCTGGATACCATCTAGCATCTTGGATATGTGAGGCATCACCATACTCACAGCCGCACCTATACCACCAATAATCGGAGCTAAGGGTAAGAATAGGGGCGATAGAGAAGCGAATAAACTTGTCACGGGGGCTAAAGTTGTGGCAAGAGACCCCATGAATTGCAGCATATTGGGGAACATTGCATCAGCTTCTTTTGAACTGCTAAACAGAGCTTTTTTTACTCCTGTTCCCATCTGGTTGTACATTTCCTTAAACTGGTCTTGGGTAGCAATTGTACCGCGAGTCATTCTTCTGAAAATCAAGCCGACAGCATCGCCAAAGTTAGCTTGTCCTATTGCTTTCTTAGCGTTGTATTCTAAATCATCCTTGGCATTAGCAAGATTACGCACTGAATCTTTAAATCCTTGAGTCAGTGCCTTACCCATATCAAAGCCCTTTTCCTTAAACTTAGCTTGTAATCCGGTCAGGGTAGCCATTAGTCCTGCTGTGGCTGTGTTTAAAAGTTTAGGGTCTATGTTCTGGAGTTGCTCCGACGACATCCCAGCTTTTTTCAAGCCTTGCATCAATAAACCTTTCAGTGCTTCTTGGTCATTGGTTGCATAAGCTTGTGTGAGTCTACCAACAACTCCGGTAGTATTAGGATTAGCAGCTAAATCACGGCGTGTTTCCTCTAGTTTTCCCGACTGCTTCATAGAGGTGTAATCTGAGAAAGTTACACCGCGCTCTTTTAATACCTTGGCTGTCAGGTAGTCTAGTCGCCTTTGCGCTCTGGGAACACCAAGCTTAAACCTGGAGCGTTCAATATCACCCATTGCAAACATGAGGTTTCGTTCATTTTCAGAGATTGCAAGGGGTTTACCGATAATATCTTGCCGTGCCTTCTCCAGTTCCTCCCTTGACATGGCTTCACGAGTAGTAGTATCAACGCCACGTCTTCTTAATGCGGCTTTAGTTAATGCATCTAATCTTTCTGGTGATATTGTTCCAGACTTCATAGCACGCTCTAAGGCTTTTTCTGTCTTACTTCTTTGTACACCAATGGAACTAATAACATCTGCTATTTTCCCTGATTGCTTGTTGATACTACGTCCTGTCATTCCTTGAATTACAGAAGTAGGAATCATGGGAATATTGAGATTTTCTAAAACACTATCTACCGCAGTGTTACCTAAATTTTCAATCAATTCTCTACTAGCTTGACCGCCTTTTGCATTGGACAATCCCGCTTTTTTCCTATTAGCTAAAGTCTGTTCTTGCAGGACTCTTTCAACAGTAGGTGCTTGATTCTTGGGGTTAGATCGTGTAGATGGGTCTAGTCCCAAGATTCCACTAAAGGTATTCATCAATGGACCGAATAACCCCATAGCAAGAGAAAGTGGACCACCAATACCCGCAGTACCTACAAGATTAGGTACAGGATTCATTATTTTAGAAATTGCGCCCAATATTCCGTGAGCTTTCCCACCAGATAAAGAAGTTAAGTTAATCCTGGTAACAGAACTTAATAGCTTTGTTAAAAACCCACCTGGTTTTAAAACATCATTATTGAGTAGATTCTTAACAATAGAATTACCCAGTCCTAACGTTAATCCCCCAATTATGGGCATCAATGGCTTCAGCATGGGGATTAGCTGCATTGTTTTAGGAATAAACTTCATAAACCAAGGCAATGCAGACTGAGCTTGAGACAGCAATCCTTTGTAAAGCGGTTGTTTTAAGGTATCAGCGAGGGAAAATAGAGCGGCGTTTACAGCATTACGCATTACCTGCCCTAATGAAGCATAGCCGGATAATGTACTTTGCCGAATACTATCACCAACTGCGGTAAATAAATTGGTGACTAAGTCCTTACCTAGTTGTAAGTATTGATTCGTTGCGTTTTGTGGCGTACGAACTCTTATTGGTAAAAATCCGTCTGCGGGTGGTGGTGGTGGCGACGATAGGGATGGTGGTGCTGGTGGTATTGGTGGTGGTGGTGGTGATGTTGGGGCAAAGGGAGAAGGAGTGACAGCGGGAGGTTTGGCTGGTGATGCAAGTATTGGGAAAAACCCAAGCCCAGTAGGTAAACTAGGTTTGATTGTGGTAGATTTAAATGGTTCAGGAACAAGAGAGGTAGAGACCGTTGGTGGCAAAACAACGGGAAGTCTCGCCCCTACTTGTCGAGTGAGCGATCGCACTACAGAAGAGCGCGGCGCGTTCATAAGGTCATCCAAAACAGTTGCAAACCCGGTCAAACTCGCAGTCATGCTCCTATTGAGCAGAGCATTTAGATTAACCAGTAAGTCTTTGTTTTTATTAATCAACGCTTGTGTGTTGACTTCTTGTTGTGTAATAGTTGCCCTTGCCGCAGTGCTAGGTCTGGACGGCAATATCAGTCGCGCGTCTGGATTTGCGGTAGTGCTGTTTGGCAATATTAACCGTGCATTTGGATTTACGGTAGTGCTGTTTGGTAATACTAATCGTGCATTTGGGTTGGGCGCGAAACTGCGGGGCGTAATTATTGTGCTAACAGGCTGTGGTACAACATTTTCCGTAACAGGTGAAGATTTTACATCCCTTCTTGCTTGCTGTAAAATTCCTGGTATTTCTGCCATAGAAGCTCCAGTAATTCTAGCCATAACTTTACTAACTGTCGTGCTACTTGCTAGAATTTCCATTGCCTTAGAGGCGTTTAAGTCATTATATTTACCTTCTCTAAACCCTTTGGCAATCCTTTGATTTTGAGATTCTACTGTATTGGCGAAATGTTCAACTCTAGCTTTTTCTGATTCCGTCGCTGTAGCACTTTCATTGACAGTTTTAAGCATTAATTCAGCAATTCTTTTATTGGCCAAAACCAAAGCTGCAACCGCACCATTTTCAAAGCCTTCGCCAAAATTCAATCCGATAGACTCCATTACCTTTGATGGTGATGCAATGCCAAATACTTTTTTGACTGCGCCTAAAACACCCTTAGCAAAACCAATTACTATCCCCAATACACCGCCGTTAGCGGATAAAAAGCCTTGCCCAAAAGAAGAGATTAGATTAATACCTACCTCTTTAAGCCCACCACCCTTACTAAATGCAGACTTAGCATTGTTGAATAAATTCCCTAAGAGGTTATTATTTCCCGTTGGCTGCTGGGATTCTTGCCCGTTGCCTAAAACGTATTCTTGGATTTTGGGATGATTTAAGAATTGCCCAAAATTACCTTTAGATGCAATATAAGGATTTGCTGCCAAATCTGTTAAATCGTCCAAACCCTTTCTGTCTAAGCGGTGTGTCTGAATATATGGATTGCCACCGATTAATTCAGAATGAACTGAATGCCCTAATTGAAAATCATTGCCAGACTGTGTATTAAGAAAAGAAAAAAGCTCACGCCCTGTTTTTTTGTTGTATTTAGTAAATGCCTTGGTGTTACCAAATAAATTCTCTTCAATGCCTAATAAGCCTCGTAGCCATTTCTTTGACTCCAAAAATTTATATATCTTACTGCCTAAATTTTTAGGTAACTTAAACGGTGTATTTTTATCCGTATCGGTGTCTTGATGCCAGTCGTAGACATCGTTAATTTGCAAACCTCCGTCTTTGGTTTGTGTGTAATTGAATCCCCCTAGTGTATGAGCCAGCGTGGGCAATGTCTTGTGTTTAACCATGCCCACCACGCCACCGTCAGGAAAATAACCATCACCTTTTTCGGCTGATTGCATCATATTGAAAATAGTTGCAATTTCAGCCTCTCTAGCCAATTGTGGATTCAGCTTATGAACCTGGGTTGTACCTTGATAAAATGCCCCTAAATGCCTCAAGGGTGTTCGGATTGATTTTGGAACTAAATTAGTGTCTGCAACACCCATCATCGCAGTCCCTAGAATCATTCCTGGGATTGTCGCTTTACTTGCTTTCTTAGCATTATCAAAAACTTTTTTTGTAGTTTCTGAATTACTAGATACGGCATTTTTAATTGCCTGATCGTAAGATTCTATTCCTTCTGATGGTATTGATTTGATATTTTTTAAACCATTGCCAACAACATCAGTTAGTAAATCACTAGCACCGGAAACATCAATTACACCTTTTTTGATTCCAATAGCCAATCCCGATGCAATCATCAACCCCAATGCAATCATCACTTTAGATGGTGATTGAATTTCCATCTTGGCTTTAACAGCCTTAATCAAGTCGTCCAACATGGCGCGGGCAGCATCGGATACACCACCAGCAGCGTGTTGAATACCTTTCTTTAGTCCTGCATCTACTTCTATACCCAGACTTTCCGCTTGGGCGACATAGCCTTTTAATTGCTGGTCAAACAGTTTTTTGTCTGCAAGGTTTAGCTTGCCCAGACTCTTTTCTGCGGTGCTTGTATTTCTGGAAATACTAGACTTACCACTGCTATGAATCCTAGATAATTCACTGTTAATATCTTTACTGAAACCCGCGTCTTGTCCAGTTTTTACATATCTATCAATAGTAGAAATTGCTTCTTTTGACCTGGATACAAAATTAGAAACCTCAGACCTTGCGGCACTGATATCTTCTTTTGTACCAGCATCACTGATGGCATATTTAACCTTTGCCTGAATCCTCTTGTACTCATCGCTGAAATATTTGTTTATTGCTATCAGCGACTGTTCAATACTATCCAAAGAAACCTGAGTATATTTCTTGGTATTTTTAGACGATGGAATAGAAGGTAATGGTGTTAAATTATTTTCTGATTTTGTGGCGTTTTTATAGCCTTCAGATATATCAATATTTTTATGTATTTCAGATTGAATTGTTTTAAATAATGGCTTAATTTGCTCAGGAATATTTACAGGAATAGGCTCTAATTCCCGTTTTTGTTGAGGTGGTGGTAATGGAGATTTGTTTGCTTTAGGTGGCAGTTGCTTAGGTAGGGGTGCCGCATCTTGCCAAGGGTCTGAGATTGTTTTAGCAACAAAAGGTTTACTGGTTTTTGCCGTAGGCTCTGTTGACTTAACACTAACAGCAGCATCGCTCAACGCTTTAGCCGCATTTTTTAAATCTGATGCGGCTTCCTTGAGAATATCTGAAGAAGATTTAGCGATTGGTTCTACTGGTTTTGCCGACACTCCAGTCTTTAGAAAATCTTTAATAACTGGAGAAGCATTAGGCAATAATCTATTAAAAATAGACTCTACTGCTTTTTTTGATTGTGAAGCTATCCCTTCTCCAATATATTTATTAACTGCACCTTTATCGCTACTTTCAGCAGCATCGAAGAATCCACTAATAGCATTTTGAACCCCAGGTGCAGAATTTTGAGTGACCGCTTTAGCGGATTGTCTAGCTTGTCTAATGGTTGCTAATTTAGCATTTTGAGCAACGCTTTCAATAGTGACATTAATGCTGTCAGAGAACGCCTTGTTTATCTCCGAAAATGTACTAGAAATAACTCCGGAATTACTTTGTTTTATTGAACTGCCAGAATACTCCTTAATAGCATCCTCAATGATTGCCTTAACCCTAGCCTGCTCATTTTTGGGGTCTGATTGTGCTTTTTTGCCAACTCCAAAATATCTTAACGCACTGCTACTAGCTATCCTACTAGCACTTTCAAAGTCTACACCTATATCATCATTAGCGGCACTCCTGGTGGCTCTTCTACCCCTAGTGCCTTTTTCTACCCTACTATCATGAGTTCTAATGAACGCATCCATTCCATCTTTGAAAATAGCCTCAATGCGCTTCTGTTCATTCTTAGGGTCTGATTGTGCTTTTTTGCCAACTCCAAAATACCGTAAAAGCATATTTCCAGACATTCTAGTCATGTCATCCATGCTTACACCAATAGTATCCTCAATGCTGCTATTGATACCTTTAGTCAGTCTTTTCCCCACATTCTCGAAAGCACCATCAATAATGGAACGCATGGGACTAGCAACCACATCTACCCGTTGAGCTTTACTAGAAGATGCGCTGTCTTTTTGTGCTTGCTGTTGAGATGATGCAACGGAAGACTCACTTACAGCATCTCTAACAGCACTTTGAACAGCATCGGTTAAGCTCTTTTCTAACTGTTTGCTTAACTCAGATTCAACGGTAATAGTAATAGTTTTATTTGATAATTTCCCTAATCTTTCTTCTAGTTCATCTAGTTTAGTAACATCAGTATTAACAACAATAGGATTATTATTAAAATATTTGTTAACCTCTTTAAGGTGTTGTACTTTAAGATTTAAATGTTTGTTTAAATCTGTTAAACTATCGTCGTCAACGTTAACAACAATAGGATTATTATTAAAATATTTGTTAACCTCTTTAAGGTGTTGTACTTTAAGGTTTAAATGTTTGTTTAAATCTGTTAAACTGTCATCGTCTACATTAATTTCTAAATTAATCTTCTCAAAAGTTTTTTCAATAGAACTTGCAGCCTCATAGGCTTTCTTCTTAGCTTGTTCCAAGGATTTTTCTAGCTGTGCAGTATCAGCACACAACTCAACAATTAATTCACCTAAATTCATAATAAATATCTCCTCTTATAAAAAAGACTACAGATTAAAAATTATTAACCCGTAGTCAAGGCAATAGCAGACTCAACGCAGATAGAACAGGAGCGGGCAAGCCATTGGTTTTGATTAACTCAGAAATAATCATTTCAGTAGATTGGCCAATCTTGCGATTATTCTCTTTAATCTCATCTGCAAACGGCAACAAATCCACAAAATCAATACTAGGGTCAGTCTCTTTTTTAAAGCCATTGAACAACCCAGACCAGCCGATAGCGTGAACCCTTGCCTCAATGTTTGCCTGCTCTTTCCTGTTCTTTTCAAGTGCTTCGATGCACTCAAAAACTATATGAATTGGCTGATCAAGAAATGACTCCCAATCAGCAAATCTAGGGTCTAATATTCTGTAAGACTGGATTCTCCAGTAGATGCTACTCCAGTCAATTGGACCGGTGGCTGCTCCCCCTGGACTGCATTGGAAACAGGAGATTCAATCTGCCAACGACTACGCTCGTTTTCATAGAACTTGTAGATAGCCACCACAAATTCATTGCTACACCCCTTGGTGTCTTCTTCAGTCCAATCTTCTGTACCAACTTGATATTTTTTCTCACCTTTGCTGTACAAGAAACCTGTTGTAGCTTCCAGGTTTTCAGACACAGGGAAAACATTAATAATCAAATAATCTTCTTCAACAGCGGGTTCATGATTACCATTAACAATTACCAGGCAATCACCAAACTTAATTACCTGTTTATCCTTGAGATAAAAGCTGATGGGCGCAATTTTGATAGAAGTAGCATTAAACGCCACAGGGGCTAATAATTCGACCGGGAATGCCACCCGTTTTTGAATCATCAGAGTAGTAATGGCAATAGAGACCGATGCACTATCAATGGCACTCAAAGAATTTAACTCGGTAAAATCCTCAATGTAGTCATAAATGACAGCCGAATTATCTACCTCCACGCCAGCATCAGCACTGCGAGTAGGTGACAACATTTCCTGGGCTTCGGCGATAGTAACGCCACGGTCAACAGAAATTTTCTTGACTAATTTAGATGCGATAATTGCAGCCTTTTGGCGTTTAGAATCAATTAAATCAACCGCACTTGCCTCACCAACCGTGAGAGAGCCGCGTTTTTCTAGATAGATTACACCAGATAGTTCATCACCAACCGGCATAATTTCATATTTAGGCTTCTTATTAATGACTGGACGCATATTCAATCTCCAAATTATCTTCTGAGTCTGCAAAAACTTGATAGGTTGCTATTTGTTGAACCGATTCAGGAATCTTGATTTTACAGGTGGTTCTGCCATTAGAAACGCTGATTTCTCCAGACAAACCACCTCTAAAAACAGCCGCACCACATAGCAACCTATCGTGATGGATGCGGCAATTAATCAAGATAGCTAGTAAACCCGTACTATCTTTAAGAACCTTCATTAGAGGTTATAGGAAGGGAATCCATTAGCTAAACCACCAGTAGCGTAGTACGCAGGTGTCCAAATCCAATCGTCTTGGAACTCTAGGGTAAAGGTATACTTCATTACTTCCATTGGTGTACCTGTCAAGTTCAAAGCAGTGGATTTAGCTGCACCCTCAAACTTTGAACCATTGGGATAGGTAGCAATGGCGTATAATTCGCGGTTCATGTACACGGGGTCAAAGTGTGTACGTTTGATGAACTGCTCTAATGCGATATCACCAACATACTCAATACCCTCTACAGATATTTCTCGCTTAGAACGGATAATGGCGGAGCTAGTGCCTGAACCAGATTGAGAGTGTGTGGTGTCTACTACAGTGGGACTAGGCTGTAAACCAAAGCTGGTAATACCTAGCAGGGGAAACATATCCTGTACCAAGCGGGCGGTAGAGTTGGCGGCGATCGCATCCAGTAGAGGAGCAACGGTAAGGGTTACGGTAGTTGTACCGCTCAAAGTTGCGTTGGCTAAAACTAAGGCTTGTTGTCTGATTGTGGGACTAGAAGGGGCAACAAAGCTCAAAGAAGTACCAGCAGCAATGGTGTAGTTAATACCCGCGGTGGTAGCCACACTGATAGTAGTAGATCCTTCAGCGGCCAAGGATGTCACGGTAATAGTTGCGGCGGTAACGCTACGGGTATTTTCGGGTAGCAACTTCAAATCTAAGGTGTAGTTTTGAAGGATTACGGTTTGGACTGGACGGTTAGCAACTGCCATATACTAATAAATTCCTAAACTAATTTAACAAAACACAGATTAAGCACTTCGGGAAACTCGAATGCTGTTATAGAAAGCATCTAGGTCAACACTAGGCACATTACCTTGAGGGTCTACCAAGTTAATAGAAACACTAGCGTTAGCGGCTGTACCCGCAGTACCGCCCAAGCTACCGTCATACAAGAACAAGGTTGGGCGAATTGTCACCACAGATCCAGACTTGACATAAGTCAAGCGCACACCCCAGGTAGTAGGTGCAATAGCAGGTGGTGTAACGGTAATAACGGTACTGTTAGTGGTTGTACTACTAACAGTCGGGGCAACGCTCACGGTAATAGAAGTAGTGCTGTTAATTGCGGTTACGGTATTCGCCGCAATAGTACCACCACCGCTACTCACGGTAATCACGTCCCCAACCCTAACGGAAGCAAAGCCGTTAGGTGTGGTAGTAGTGATAGTAGTATTGGTTGCTACCAAGTTACAGTTAGAGACATTAAAAGTAGGTGGTGTAATTGATGCGTGAGTAAACGGGAGAAAGTAGGACTCCTCTAGTCCTGTATCCACTTCTACCGCCGTACCAGCGTTGATAGTAGCATTGGTGGCGTTTGTAGTTGTGGACTTTGGGCGGTTAAAATCTAATGTGATGGGCATGGTTTTAAATAACAATAGGGTCAAAAATCAAAATCCTGCTTTGCTCTAAGGTGTCCGAAGCTGCGGGTAGATGAGTATAACGAGACACCGTAAAACGCTTTTCAATCTTGGCAAGGGCTAAGGGTAAATTAGAGTTTTTTGCCCAATTCCTCAAAGTCACCTCCCACAACTGCGGTTTATACTTATACCCGGCACTGGTAGCACGAGCCACGGTATCAGGCGTTTCCTTAATCAAGCACTCCAGTCCATTACTAGAGGATGGTGGTTGTGAGGAGCTACCGTATACCCACACAGAGGGTGTACCGTTGGTATAAGTACCTAACTCAGTCGCCAACAAAGCCGTTAAAATTCTTCTTAAATCAGCTACCTTCATACTGCACCTGATAAGAGTTTTTCAACGCACCTGTATCAACGATATCTCTAGGAGAATCAACAACAGCACCACTTTTTCTAACAGTAGTGCGCGGCCATTGCCACCTAGTATCGCTAATATTTGATTGACAATTTTCTCCAAATCCCTCAGACATTTCTAGGAACGCCTGCTTGAAGTTATGGGACTGGGAAAAACTGTCAGCATATTTATTTAAAAAATCATATTCTTTGATAGCAACATCTACCCAGGGTCTGGCAGGTTTTTCGCTGCCATTAACAGAGGTAGAGCCTTCGTGAACAGCAGCCGCATAGGGTGTATTCCAGGAATGAATAGCCTTGAGTTTTTTAGGAATATTCAATTTAATCCAATTAGCTTCTACCATTTGTTTACACCTTGCTTGCTATCGTTAGAGTGCCTTTAATAAATTTATTTCTAACATTTAGATAACTAGAAACTCTATTTTGAACCACTGGAGTGAATCGCCATACTCCTGTTATTTGCGCTCCTTGAGAGTCGGTCAAGATTGCATTAGCTATAGACTCGTAACCTATACCTGATGGTAAGTTTGACGTTAATCTACCCTTGAGTCGCATTACCTGTTGTCCAATTTCCGCTACTTCTGGAATAAGCCTAGACTGAGAATCATCACTCACCGTAGCGGTAACAATAACAGTAGTCACGTTCTCAATCAAATTACCTACAGCATCTTCAACAAACTGACCGTTTCCAGATTTAAAAGCTAAACTTAAATTAGCCGCAAAATGTGGCTTACTCAAGTAACCAATTGTCTGTGAAACATAGGAGTCAATCATGATTTTATTCAGTAATTTTATTGCCAAATTTCCAGAATTTACAAACGAACAAACCAAGTTTAATTTATTTATGCCTGATGTTGAATCAGAGATAAATATTTATAATTGGGGAACTTTGAGAAACACAGCGACGGAACTGTTATTAGCTCACAGAATCTCAATTACCAAACCCAGTCAAAACAGCGATTACACAACAGGAACTTTGAGAATTTTAGAGGTAGAAGACGACTCCTACCGAGTAGAATTACAACCGCTATCTGACAACAACTACGCTTTGAGTAAGTATGGATTGGAATACCAAAGACTACTAAAGATAGTCACCCATTCCAGTGATGAGAAATCATCTTTTACAAAAGGAACTTCTATCACCGGAACGACAGGAGCTAGTAAAATCAAGTGGTCGCAGCATTAAACATCCACTTTTCTAGCACCAATAAACCGAGGATCAGGTACTAATGGAAATCCACGGCCAGCTACAGTAATTTTTTCCTGGGGTGGCTCTTTGCTGACTATTTCAGTAGTTGTGACTAGACCACCTGCGAAATTATTAGAAGCAGTAGGTACAATCGCTCGCTCGATGAAATTGTCAGTAGCAAAGAAATAGTAGTTTGCCGGAATATAAGAAAGGGTTTGTGTGCCTGTAACATTTGCGCCGCGCTGATAGTAGAACGCATCAGACACAATGATTTGTGTTGTCCCCATCTGCCCACCACCAGCAATAATGCGCTGGTTGATAGCATCACTTACGGCTTCCAAAGAAGGCGGAGGCAATTGCCCAATGGCAGCCGCGTCAGGTGTTCCTACTTCCATCAATACGCCTGTATTACGTGCAACAATCGCTTTAGTGCTACTTTGATTACGTAAGTCATTAGCTGTCTTACGGGACATAACAATAAAAGGCGGGAACTTCTTCAAGTTGTCGTAATAAGCATTCATGTGACCGACAATATCGTTGATACCGGTAGCGTTTGCCCAGTTCGACCATACGGATGTACCTGTGAGTGCAGATGGTAGGTTGCCGTTTGGTATTTGACTGGCATAACTCAAGTTAGCTGTAATACCAGAGGTGGGGTCTGCATAGTTGCAAATACCCGTACAAGCCACCTGCAACGACATAACCGTATGCAAGTTGATTAATGACTGCGTCAACATCGCAGGAACAGCTAGGAACATATTCCTGATTGCTTCGGCTGCTTGACCATTGCCACTCATGGCTAGTTGCTCCGCTTGACGAGCAACAATGAAGTCCTCTTCAGTAATTAGCCGTGATTTAGCAAGTTTAAAGTTACCAAAAGTCTCCTGAGTAACTGTCAATCGCTCGCTATCCTGGGGAATATCACCGTCAGTTGCCACGACGTACCCCACAGTAGGAGTGTAAGAGCGCATTTTTAGTAACGCCAGAATAGGGTCTGAATACTGCACAAAAGGCAAGAATCTATTCAAAGCGGGGTCAGGATAACCATCTCTGTAGACTTCCCCCGTACTAGACACTGTAGACAGTTGCAAGTCAATGGCACGCTGCACTACACCGGGCTGATTGTTGACTAATTCGATAATAGAAGGCATCTAATCACCACCTAAACTAAATTAATTTGTGGATACAACGCTGTTAACTGACCATCAATGTAGGGAAGACGGCTTAGATACACGTCCGTATCCACATATAGTCCGTAATTCTGACTTTCTCTGTATAGCAAATCAATTGCTAAAGCAGGGGAAAGCATACCTAAATTATCAGGCAAGCTTGTTGCCACACCCAAAGGCATACCCAAGGGTACGGATACAGCAGCCGCACCGATTGTTACAACATCAGTGGTGGTATTTACGGCGGATATAGTCCCCACGGTGGTATTAGGAGCAAGGTTGGCAGCCGACGCGGTGGCTGTTCCGTTGGTAGCTGTATCAGCAACGGTTAAACTATACAGACTGGTAAAGTCCTTAGCCCACAGAACTATATCTGTACTAGTTCCAGAACCAGCCACGGCTAAATCACTTACAAGCTTAGACAAGTATGGATTAGCGTTAATAGCAGCAATAATTTTATTTGCTACGTTTAAGTTAGTAGCGGTCAAAGATGCGCCAACATCGCCAGACACCACGGTATAAACCAACGCCTGACCATTAATAGTAACGGTGACAGTATCACCCGCAGCCCAGCCACCACTAGCAGATGCAACGTTTACCCGTGCAGATGGTGGGATGATTGAAAGCACATCACCAACAACAAAAATACCAGCAGTTCCAGGCTTAAAAGTAACACTTGTACCACTAGCAGCCGTAGCAGCAACCGTAGTCATCCGTGGTAGAATCCGAGCCTTTGCAGAACCAGGAATGCTACCAGCAAAAAAACCAGGGGCGAATATTTTGACAAGCTTTCTAATAGCTCCTTCTTTCCCGGTGGCATAATCAGAATCTAGTGATTGGTATCGAGTTGCGATCGCTTCAGACCTTGCCAAAACAGGTAAAAAACCTGACAACTCATCATCGTAAACATAGGTTTCATGTCTCATTATTTATCCCCTTACATAAAGATGGGTGATTGATTTAAAGTCTTGAGCAGTTCCGCCGCGTGAGATTCAACCTCTTTAGAGTCAGGCTGTGAAGGGTTCACAACAGGTTCTTTAATTGATTGCTCCAAGTTAATAAGAGGCTTTGCTCTTTTTTCAATCAATTCCAAGTGAAACTCAATGTGTCCAAGTTTGTCCGATTGGGACTTAGTGTGAAAAGCGATATCTTCACTAGGAACAGCAGAAAATAGCTCATTAAATTCACTATTTGATAACTTAGCTTCAGATACTAAATCTTCTGCTTTCTGGCGTAAATCATAATAGCGACTAGCAACTATTTCTTTCTTTTCAAAGTTAGCGATTAGAGCAGATTTTTCAGTTAATGCTGACTCCAGATGCTTAACCTGACCAGCTAATTTGTCGTTTTCAGAAGTGAGGATTTGCTGCTTGCTAAGAGCATCAGACAAAGCAGTTTTAGCAGATGCTAATTCTACTTCCAGGGTTTTATTGTCTAATTCATTCATACTATTTGTTGGTGAATTAAGGTAAAAATTGGGATTACCATTGATAGCTACATTTTTCAATTCCACAAAAGATTTACCATAACCGACACTAGGATCTGCGGGTATATCCTCAGAGGAAATTTCAAATAAAACTATCTTTGTAGCCTCTAACAAAGCCTTTTTTGTTAGCTCCCTATAACCATCGTTGTCAGAATATTCAGCAGGTGTAACTACTCGATATTCCTCAACTGAATAACCAAAGCTGATACCGCCAGATGTCCCGTCCTCAATATCAGACATAAACTGATCTGCCAGGGCATTTTTAGATAACTTAGCCATAGCAAAACCCTTTTCGCCATCCAAAATCACATTCTTGATAATGCCGATTTTTTGACCGCGAGTATGGTTTTTCAAGAACGGACAAGTACCACTAGCCACCCTAGACAAATCCCAGGCATTGGGGGCATGGGATAAATACTCATCAAATACCACACTAGCTCCGTCGGGAAGCTCAGATAAATAACCGTATCTTTCACAGATATTCCCTTTAGAGGAAAAGGAAAAACCAACGGTTCTTTCCTCTCGGTTCAACTGTAAATCCGTAGACAGAAACTTGGTTAATATAGTTTTATTTTTGATTGCTGTGGGCATGAATAAAACTTCAATTTAAACTATCAACATTTTAGCAATAGCCATTTATAATATAATTAGATAATCAATGGAAGTCGCACATAGTAGCGATTTTCACCAATATTAATGTATAATATTAAAAATAATTTACGCTATAAATAAACCAGTGATTGACCATCCTAACTCTTACGAAAATCTCACAACAGAGGAAAAAATAGGAATCCTTGTTTTTATCTGTAGAGAATCAAAAAACATTTCTAGAAAGCAATTAGCATCTAAAACAGGAAAGACTGTAGAAGTTATCAGTGCTATTGAAAACCTGTTTCAACATCGAGAAGGTAAAAGGCAATCAATAGCTTATAGTGAAATAGAAATGATTGCCCAAGCGTTAGAAGTTCCCATATCCCATATACTCCCTAAATAGTTATGCCAGCCACAGCACCAAGTTCTCTAAAACTAAGCTGGGAAAATGCCCTCAGTTTTGAATCATCCTTAGTCGCTCAGAACTACTACGGTGGTGTAGACGAGAAAGGCAATAGAAATCAGATTAATCAAGTGACTCAAACTCAAGCACTATCCCTAGTCGTTCCCACCTTTGCAGATTACACGGAGATAGATAATTTTTTGGTAGCCAATCTAGGCAAACCATTCTATTTTGGCAACGTCCTATATCTTTGTGAATCGTTTAAATGGACTTGTCAAAACATGGAAGTTTTCAGTTTAGACCTTAGTCTAGTACAGGTTTTCCGTCCATAACCATGTAACACAAGCATCCTGCTTGTACTAACATTGTACTATACAGCCAACCTAACCAAAAGGATTGTAAATTTTCCCACCCACAAAACTACTACGGGGCGTGGAGTCTTGTAACTCACTGAAAGCACCATCAGCACTATCCACAATGTCATTAGTTAGCGGCTTCTTACTCCCATCAAATTCATGTAAAGCCGCCAAAAACTGGTCGTTCCAAGCACCCCTAAACAATTTAACTTTTCCATCTTTAGCAGCCACAGCCAAGGGCATGGCACGGGTAACTTTATCTCCCAGTGGTTTAACACCCTTAGCATCGTAACCTACCAACTGGCGTTTAAGTGCCGACTCATACCGTTTACCAGCACTACCACCCTCTAATTCCCAGCGCACCTTACAAGACACCCCATCTTGTTGTGCTATCCGTAATACTGAGTTATCCCCATCGTCTGCTGATACCTGCTCCCAATAGCAATCAAGCACATAGTAGATGCCTTCATGAAACTTGATTTTAGTCCGCACACTGTAAAAACTACTCTTGGATGCGGTAGCTGAAGATGTGGCCGCAAAGTCCCAAAATGCCACAGTTTGACCACCACTGGGAACAGCGTTGACGACTTCAAACCAATGGCGATTAAAGATAGTTCCCGACTCATATTTAATCTTCCAGTTTCCTTTGAGTAGTCGTTCCATTTCCACAGGATGCAACGATAAAAGATTCTGAAGATATTGGGGATTTGATTCCAATAAATGGGGATTATCATAGACAGTTCCCTTGATAAAAGTAAAGCTTTTCGGTGGTGCAATTGCAGCCATATCAGGAAACTTATCCATTAATTCCTGCTCCGAATCACCCCAGTGCATCTCACTATTTATTCTGTAAAAATATCTCAAAACTCCAGACCGTTCCTCAATGGGATAACCAGTATCCTGGTTAATATACCAATTAATTAATTTAGCTACCCATGAGTCAGCGTCAGGGTTACAGGTTGCATCTATGCGCGGTCTCACTCCACAAGTTGACCTATTTCTGGAGAATAAAAACCAGAATTGACGCTCGGTAAATTTAGTCAACTCATCAAAGCCAAGATGACAAATCTGTGAACCGGGATACTTGTCCTCTACATCTTTTTCGTATTGGGCATGACCAAAACTAATCGCACTACCAGTAGGGAAAGTCCAGTCCAATTGATATTCCCTAGACTGGGCATTAGGGATTAACTTATACAAATTTCTAGACTCATCCCACAAACCACCTTCATTAGTTATTTCTGGTCGAGTCCGCCGCAAAATCACCGAACCATATCCAGGAACTTCCAAATGTTTAGCCGCTTTTAAAAGCATGGAATAAGACTTCCCGCTTCCGGCTGCTCCTCCATATATGCACACATCAGCAGGAGTATTGTAAAAAAGTTCTTGCGCTCCTGGTGATGGTGCAGGCAAATCTACCACAAACTCAGTTAAATCAACGACATCTCTTGAAGCTTCTTTAATTTTATGTTTATTTCTAGGATTAAGTTGCCCAAACTTTATCATTATATTTATGTTTATTTTATTAACCAAGTTTAATATAAAATCATTGCATTTATTCTGACAAATTAAACGCAAGGATGCAATAATATTATTAGATAATAATGACTTTCAACGATGCAATTAATCAAAGATTCTCGTTTTCAGGTAATAATTGACAAAGATGCGAGTTCACCAAATCCCCAGGTCGCTATATGGAAAGGACAACATAGATGTGTTGCTGAAAAGTTCCCTCCCAGTGATGAAACACCTTCGCCAGAGAAGTGTGGAGAAACCATCACCAAGCACCAATTAGCGGGCGATAGAGGGCATTATTCAGTTTTACGGAAAGCATTTGTTAGCTTCCATTGTCTAGGGTTTCCCCATAGTGTTGTCAGCCAAATTACCAGGCATCAAGACTCATCTTTCCTGGTTCAATCAATGCGATATACAGGAAAAAGAATAATTGATTGTGTTAATTTGGATATCCCTGTTGAAGATGTATTTTATTTTCGTCCAATAGGAAATTACAGCGATCGCCAGGGCAACAAGTACGAATATACTAATCCCGACTTAATGGACGACAAAGCCGCGTCTTATCGGTCAGCAGTCTTGTATGGGGAAAAGATTGCTGACGGGCATTCAGAGGAACACGCCAGGGATTTGCTGACATACAACTTCCGTCAGGACTTCGACCTTGGTGGCGACCTACAGGCAATCTGGCACTTGTTAGATCAGCGTACCAAGTCCGACTCTCAGATTGAGGTCAGAACACTAGCATGGATGATGCTAGATTGCCTCAAAGAATTTACCCCAGAACTTACAGAATGGTATCTGGAGAATAGAGCAGGGAAAGCTAGACTAGCACCGTGAGGATACGTACGGCAAAGCCCGCTACTCGTGAGATTAAGTAGCGGGCTTTATGCTATTTGCTTCCAATTTAAATTGTCACAATCCATCCGCAGGTGCGGACTCCGTAGGGGAATCCGTCAACGTCGACGGGGTTGGATTGACCAACCGTAAACTTAAACTCGATAGGTTTGCAGCCATTAGCCTTGGCTACAAACTTTACCTCAGACCCCACGGGAATCTCGTACTCCGCAACGCACCATTTCCCGTGATTTCCTTTATTCCCGATAAGTTCCCATTCGGGTTTTTCTAGAGGCTTCAAAGCCTCCCAGATGGGTTTGCCGTTTACGGTGACGGTTGCTGATCTCCACTCGGTTGTATGGCTCTCTGAACCAGTCTTTGTTTGCACCACCATTGCCTTGCATTCCTTTGTTTTTGCTACTAGTTTGTCTAGTTCTCCTTCCAGGATAACAAGACGGTCAATGAACCACTTCACGCCTCTTTCAATCTCGCGTAAGCAAGCAGCGATTTGGTTTTTGATTACGCGAATTTGAAAAGAAAGTGTAGTAGTCATTGCCTTATCCCTTGTGTTTTTGTGTATATGAATAATATAGTCTATCCATTAATAATATGTCAACTACTTTTTTCTTAATTTTATACTGAATTTTAGGATATTTATTTATACGGGTTAGCTGACTACTCACAATAAAAAATCCGTCGTGCAGGTGACGGATTGTATTGGAATTAATATTTAATTTTTACCTTATACTTCTCTTAATACTATTGTATATTCTTCCCATCCGTCCATCTCTATTGAGATGACTTCAAACCCGGTTAAGGGTTTGAAGATGACTTCTTTCTCCTCTGGATACTGAGAGAATCTAGAAACGTCTCTCCCGGTTTTTGACTCAATCACCAGAGTAATTGCTCTGTTGTCAGTCCTAGACAACGGAACACCCAAAGCATTAAACTTTTGGCTTATTGTGTAGTCTTTAGATGTGGACATAAAGCCCATGTCACGGTAGATTCTACCCACCACGAAAGTCAGTTTTATTTCCGATTTGTCCAGAGTTAAGCCCCGGTAAACAGTTCCGGTGAATCTTCTAACTTGTTCTAACTCTTCTACTATTTGTGATACTAGTGAGTCAGTTTTACCGTATCTGAGTTTTCTATTAATTGCGCCGTAATCTTGTTGTGTATATTGATTTATTGTAGTAGTCATTGCCTTGTCCCTTGTGTTTTCTGTATGTAATCAATATAGTCTATCCATTAATAATATGTCAAGGGTTTTAAAAAATATTTTTTGGCATTAAAAAACCCTGAGTTAATCAGGGTTTTAGCTTTATTAGAATTTTATATTATCTGGCTTGAACAATCCGCTCTCTACAGCCTTACCTAATGCTATTAGGTTTTCTCCGGTAAATTTTTCTAAAAAAACTTCAATCTCTTTAGGGTAAAACCCCGCGTTAAGCATTAACTTTTGTACTGCGCGCCTGTTGCTCATATGAAATGAGATGACAACTCGATTTTGGCTACTGCGGTAATTTCCTGTTTTAAAATGAACTACCCAAACACCATCATCGTATCTGTGCTGGTTAAAGTATTCGTCAAGCACTTCTCTTTCGTACCAGGGTATAGTACCCATAAAACTTTTTATAATGTCGTCGCCTTGTGCTATTTTTTCGTATCTTTTTATTATGCTGATTGCTTGTTTTATTCTTTTTTCGCTCAATAATTCATGTTGCTGTAACAGTTTTCCGTTTACATTTACTAATGCCATTGCCTTGTTTCCTTTGTGTTTTCTGTATGTAATCAATATAGTCTATCCATTAATAATATGTCAACTACTTTTTTATTAATTTTATACTGAATTTTAAAATATTTATTTGGTACAGAGTGGCTAGCTACTTACAATAAAAAACATCCAGTTGTCTGGATGCTTATTTTTTAGAAGGGTAGATTTTCTGGGGTTATTGACTGTTTATCTTTTTTCATTTGCCTTAACCAAGGTCTTAAGTATCGGCAATTTGTTATTTTTCGTTCCTCTTCGTCAGAGAAACCTTCTAGCCAACATTTTATGTCTTGACCTTCTTTCCAAAAAGACCTGCGGCAAACCTCCGCTATCGCCTCGTCTAAATCACTCGTCTCTATCAAGTTCCTATTCATTGTCTCGTAGCTGTAGCCTTTTTTTATTAAGACTTCATCTACAGAAGTGCCGTCAAGACATAATAAATAATTTGAATGCTTGATAGAAAAATCTAATAATTTAACGTCTTTTTTGTCTTTATAAATCTCCTTTATTTCGTATCCGTGTTCCTTTAATTTTATCTGTACTAGCTTTGCTACAAATTTTTGGTATGCTGTGAGTTCCTCTTTACACCATGCCAGGTTAAAATTTGTAACCATTGTCTGTGTCTCCTGTTGTTTATTTGTTTTTCCCTACATAATTAATATAGTCTATCCATTAATAATATGTCAACTACTTTTTTATTAATTTTATACTGAATTTTAGGATATTTATTTATACGGATTAATCAATTACTGATAATAAAAAACCCGCTATTAATGTAGCGGGTTATATAGAATTAAAATTTAACTAGTTTTCTTCTGCCCTCGTCGGGCTTTCTTCTTTTCTTATATGCAATACGATTCATTATATGGGAACTAAATTTGTCCCCAGGTTTAAACGCTGGGTGGCAACTATAATATACTTTCTTATCCCACACAATTATCTTATCGTGTACTGTGTCGCCTATATATTCTGACGGTTCAAACTCAAACCACTTTCTAGCTTTCGCTAATTTATTTTTATAGTCATTGTAGGCGTTTTGCAAGCCTACATCAGATGTAATTGTCTCCTCTACTGTGTTTTCTTCACGTTCAACTTCTACTACTTCTTCTACTACTACTACTTCTTCTACTACTTCTTCTACCAAAGCAAACTGTTGCCCTGGTAACTGAACTATTAACCCGGATAATTCAAACTCTAACAATATATCTGATACTACAAAATCAAATTTAGATCGTATTTCACCATAAGACAGCCTTTTGTTTTCACAAAACATAATTGCTATCTCATTCATTGCATTTTCTCTTTCGTCTTGTGTTGGTAATCTTAATTCGTTCTTTTTCTTAGTAGCCATTGCCTTGTTTCCTTTGTGTTTTTGTGTATATGAATAATATAGTCTATCCATTAATAATATGTCAAGGGTTTTAAAAAATATTTTTTTGACATTAAAAAACCCTGACCTAGTCAGGGTTTCAGGCTTATTCCGCTTGTTTCTTTTCGGCATATTTACGCCGCATATACTCCCGCTTGGCTTCTCGTTGCTTCTCCAGTTGCTCTGGAGTCATACTTTGCTGCCACTTCCTTTTGCGGGCTTTCCCTTTTTCTGTGGCGTCGTATCGTGCTTGGGTTTCTGGATCGTAACTCATGGCAGTCCTTTGATAATTATATATTTTATATAGTCTATCTAGCACTCCTTGTCAATGAATAGCGTATACAGAAATACTAGGAAATATTTTTAAATTAAGTATAGACTATATTAATTATATAAAAGACAAAGGAAACACAACAATGACTACCTATAAAGAGTATTTGACTTGGAATTATGACAAACTAGAAGCAGAGTATACAAGACAAGGCTTCTATTCTCTGACCGCTTTTCTGTTGGCACAGAAGAACAAAACTAATGTAATTAAAAAATCTAATAAACATAAAGTAAAAGTTTCAGATATCAAATCTGGGCATTGTGTGGGATTCACAAAGGAAGGACATTCCATAATTGCTGGCAAGAAACAAACTAAGGGTATTATTAAAATTTACTATGCAATATATGATCCTAAACTGTATACACCTCTTGTTACCAAGAATTTTTCATCGGTAAAACTGATGGTTGATGAAATAAACACGATATTAGATGAAGAGAAAACGGAAGAACTTGCTTGGTGGTGAGTATCTATCCACAACACAAAAACCGCTTAGATTGGTGTCTAAGCGGTTTTTGTGTTATATTAGTAATATTCCTGTTGAACTCTCACAAATTCACAGAGAATGTAAAACGCCCCATTGGGGCGTTTTTGGTTTATATCATCAATTGATGAATCGCATTCTTAGCGTATGAGAAAAACACATCAATACCCTCACAAGGGTCTATGTGATCAGCCGCAATGCTGTAATAATGTCCGGCATTGTCCGCTATATCTACGGCTAAAATGCCACCATTGGGGCATAAATATTTTATTGTCCAATTATTGTAAGTATCTGTTCTTCTAGCGTAACCCAAATCAGAATCAAACTCTGATTTAGAGATTGCAACTATGCAAAAATCTGACGCAATTAAACTCATATTCTCATCCTTAAACTCTCACTTTTATATAATACATTAATAACCCAAGAATGTCATTAAAATTATTTTATGCCTAACTACAAAGTACGATATGGCAACATCAAAAAATACAAGAAACGTTGCCACAAAGCACACCTCAGAACTCATGGGATTTGTGCTGTATGCTTAATTAATAAATCCGAACAAATCCATCACTCCAGTTATCGCAAGTCGGGAGATAGGTACGGGATTAACATTTTCCCAACGTGCAAACATTGTCACCTTAATGTCTGTCATAGTTCTAAAAACTGGATTATTCACCCTACAGAACCGGAGTGGAAAAATCACAACACTCCGGCATTTACCAAGATGCTACAGAGGAATTATAAGAAAATTCAGAGATATTATGCGGAAAATTCCTAGCGTATTAATAGGCTAGAAATTTAATAAAATTACAAGACTTTAACTAAACCAGGATACTTAGATTCTAGATACTGAGGGAGTAAAGCGGGCTTATATTTTTGCTCCAAAAAATACCTAAAATGTTCCAATTCTCTCATCTGATAGCACCAAGGATTACAGTATCTACCATCGGGAAAACGGTATTTAAACTTGATGCGATCGCCACTCCAGTCTTTATCTTTGCGGTGGTTAGACCAGTGAATACCGATAGAACCATCTAATAAGTCAGCCTTATCAACAGGATATCTGAGCTTTTGTTCTACCCATATAAGCAGATTTGCGGATTCATGCAATACGCACCAATAACCAATGGGTATTTTATTAGCGTCATCAAACATTGATTCTACTCGTTGAGTAACGCGCCCAATCTCTGGGGTTGCTTAGTTGCTATCTTGGCTATTCGTTCGCATTCAAGGAAGTATTTTCTGATAGATTTACCCTGCTCCGTACCAGCCATCATTCCAAAAGACTTAAAACACTCTACTGTTAACATGATGGATTCAGTAGGACGACCATTTGATGAGGTTTTCCTCGTTTCTGAGGAAAAGTCTACTCCGTGCTGAAATTCTGAAACGAGTATCCGTTTTGCATTGTCTTTTCTTGTGTAGCCTAACCACTGCCAAGCAAAATCAAAATCTACAGGAAATTCATCGTCAGATTCATAAAGCGTAATTGCAATTTCCTGATTAAATGCTAAATTATTCATGTGACCTCTTACTAGGTTACTTTCCCTGCGGACTCGGTGTTAGTCGCACCATCCGGCGAGGGGATTACATGATAATTATAACACACTTATAGGTATTTCGGATAGTTGCGTTATGGTTTCGATAAGTAGACTATAACCACTGCTCAATAACAGCTTTTGCGACTTGTTCGGTCATGCGTGGTGGCACACTCATTCCTATCATGTATTTGCCTATCTTATCGGTTTTAGCTTGGTAATCGTCAGGGAATGAGCCAAGACGTTTATATTCGCGGTAGGTGAAATCGCTGAATTTCATATCCTTAGAGACTAATTCTTTAGATCCGCCAGCCGTAAGCGTGGGAGATGGACAATCCATAGACCAATCCCATGAATGATTAGGTTTAGCTTTTGCCCAGTCTTTCATTAAATGACGATGATTTGTAGCGGTAACTAATCGAAAGCTTGATAAATCCCTTAAATCACTTGTAGCCTCACCTGCACTAATCCATCTAGACTTGGGAGCTAAAAGTAATTTAGGTTTATTAATATCATTACGTAAAGCGATAAAAAATACCCGTTCTCGTTTTTGTGGCACTCCACAATCAGCGGCATTAACTAGAAACAACTGAGGTTTATATCCAATATCTCTAAACCTATCAATTACCATTTTGCAGTAACCTTTAGCGTTACCTTGCAACATACCTTTAACATTTTCAGCTATAGCAACTCTAGGTTTTAAATATTCAACTAAGTTTAGATAATCAAAGAATAAATCATCTAAAACTTGTTCGGCTTGACCTTCCCTAAAATGCTTCTTTTTACCCCATGCCTTTTCTCTGCTACCTGCCATACTGAACGTAGAGCATGGCGGGCTACCATCCAATATATCTAAATGGTAAAGTTCATCAGGCAATTCTTTCTTCAACAAATCTTTAATAGGACACAGAAAATAATGTTTAGGTTTGAGGTTTAGTTTGTAATGATAAGCCATTTCAGAGTCAATATCATTAGCGGCAATTACGTCACAACCTGCTAATTTATAACCCATAGAACTCCCACCACCACAACTAAAAGTTGACATAACTTTTAATCCGTTCTGTGGGATGTCTTTTAAATCTTTTAAGTACCACGCTATAGGATTGCTCATTCTTTACTATTAAATTCAAAACCACATTTAGGACATTTATGCTCAAAGTCAAATTCATCTACATCAACCTCTTTGGATGATGATTCTGGTATATTTCCATCCCCACCACTGCCACATTCACCATCCCCATCATCCTTCTGCACATCATCCAAAAAACTCAACTCCAGTTCCCCAAACCCAGTCAAACTTAACTCAAAATCATCATCCTGCAAAAACTCAAAATCAATCTTCAGTAGTTCCGGGTCAAACCCCGTATTCATTGTCAGCTTATTATGCGCTAACCGATAGGCCACCTTCTGAGCATCGGTCAACCCCGTCACCTGAATTACGGGAATAGTTTTGTCACCGCGTTTTTTAGCTGCCAATAGCCGACCATGGCCTTCTAGTAATTCACCCTTCTCATCCACTGCCACCGGGTCGAGAAACGTAAACTCTTCTATAGAATTAGCTATCTGTTCCACATGGGAATCAGGATGTAGCTTTGCGTTATTCGCATAAGGGCTTAAACGCTCAATATCCCACTCTTCTACTTGGCTTCGTTTAATAGTCATGCAATTACAGGTAAAATTTAATGCAATTTTAGCATGAGAAAAATATTTTAAAAATACGGACAATTTTCTCTTGACACGGACAAAACACTATGGCATTATATAAATATAGAGGCAAGGGAAGCACCCCAAGCCTCTAAATCAAACAAGCATAGCGTTAAGGAAATTATATCATGGTTATCAACTATTACTGTTTTGACAAAATCGAGAAAGACGACCTAGGTTGTCTTTGGGGCTACAAAGGAAACAATTTCTGTGAGGTGTTTCCTTTATCTGACGATGATACGGAGGCAGATTTAGTTAAAAACGGATTTGCTAAATGCGATTCGGAAAATACGGAGACTTTCCTCGTGGAGGAAAGCTCTATATTGAAGAACCAAGATGGTTCTTGGGAGCTAAGATAAAAACCACAATAATAGAGGCAAGGGAAGCACCCCAAGCCTCTAAATCAAACAAGCATAGCGTTAAGGAAATTATATCATGGCTTATTCATCAACAGTAATAGGTAATCTATATGCGGCGTTTGTCGTAACAGACGCATGGAATAACCACCTTGAAAAAATCAGCAATATTTCCGCAGCCGTAGCGGATGCAATCGCTAAATACGGCATCGGAGAAGAAGTCTGCGATGATGGACAGTATGATTTCGAGTCCGGACAGTTGTTAGGTTGCGTCCCTAGCTCCATCAAGCGTGAGTTAGAGGAAGAGATTGAGTCTTGCTACGACTCAATCTGTAACTTAGCGAAAGCATACGCCGAGTATGTTGTGGAAAATTCATAAAAACAATCACAAATCCCCTCGTAGAGGGGACAATGATTGGGAATTGGAGGATAGTGAAATTTGTTGCTTCTGACTCCGATTCCAAGCACTCTTAATAAAGACTCGCGGAGTCAAATTAAGCGAAACAAGGAAAGCTGAAAAGCTTCGCAACTTAGAAGAATTGAAATAACCAAGAAAGGAGATCCAATGTCAAACAAATCAAATGCGTGCAAAACAGACGGCACCCTAAAAGGATGCTTTGTCATCCAAAACGAAAAAAAATGGGAGTTTACGATTGTAGACCCCTGGAACAGAGGGTTTTACCGCACACCAGACCCAAAAAGATTTGCTTCTCTTGAAGAGGCAGAAAAGTTTGTTAAAGAAAACAACATAAAAGGCACTATTGTGAAGGGCTGGTGCGACCCTTCCCAGGGATTTTTCCCAGGGGAGTTCCCTGGATAATGACTAGAAAACAGGAGAGTATAACGCTCTCCCTTTCATTGGAACAGAAAGCCGAACTCGAAAACATAGCCTTAGAGTTCGGTTATTTGTGGGGTGAAAAACCCAATATATCAGCATTAATCAAAGCAATAGCAAAAGGCGAGCTATTGCTGATAAAACCCGAATCATCTGGAAAGCAAAATCGGGTATTAGCCAAGGATGCGATCGCCAGCATCCAAGATGCGATTACATTGTTGGAGTTAATAGCCTGACCTTAGCAAGTCGTTAAACTGCTGTGTCATAATGTAGCCAATCAAGTTACCTGGTATGTAACTTGATTGGCTTTCTTATTGCTACAGACTACCTGCTCAACGCTGTTTACTTGAGAAATAATGAACGCCACCACATAGGACAAGCACAAAGCAAGAGGGATATTTTCTTCATCAGGAGTGCAGTATATTCTGCATTTGCCAACTTTAATATATCCCGTGCAACCAGCAGGAGTCTCCTTTATCTCTGCGTTGAAGCATCCAATTTTAATCAGTGCAATATTTTGATTTGCCCCAAGAAATATTTCTATTTCACTAGTTTTAAACCAGCTTTCAATTGTGTCTTTAAAAGATTTCTTGCACATCATTGTCATTGTTTTTTAGATTATCTAAACTGAATAACGCCATTTTCATCAGGCTCAAAATAACAACAAGTCCCACAATTACCCGAAGGATTAACAGCGCATTTTAAATATACCCTAACATCTTTTGGACTCAAAAACTTACACCGCAATCCCATGTTTTTACTAATACGGTCAAACAATAATGGATGCAAATTTGATTTTATAGATGCGCTATTTATGTATATTCTGTCTATGTTTTTGTGGTCACTAAATAAATAAAACCGCACATCAAACTTACCAGTCTTTTTGTTTTTGGTGTAGCTAATCGCTGCTAAATTAAAAAGTATATTAAATCCAGTGCCTTCATCAGCAATATCTAAAAATACCTCCTCGCTTTTTTGAATTTTAAAGCCATTATCATATTTATATCCAATCAACTGAAAATCACATCTTTGGAGAAATTCAGTTACCACAGCCTTATTTTGCAAAAGAGCAAAACTAGCTGCAATCGAAACGTAATTCTGTACTTTCTTGTCCTCACAAACAAATTGCGAGCCATCCCAGGTTAATTCAATTTCGGTTGTTATATTCATTCTTTTGCATACAACAAGTGTAATATTAATTCGCATTTTCAACATCAATTTATCATTGCAAATACATCTGTAAAATGTTAAAATATACAAAAATAAAGTAGTGAATCTGTTGACGCAGATTCACTATTGCCACAACCTCTACACAGGCTGATGACACCAATATTATGACACAATTAGAGCTAATCAAGAAAGAAATTCAACAACCCAAACTCAGAGATTATCAGATTGACTTTATCAGAGATATTTACAATGAAATTCGTAAAGGTGAGAAGCGAATTTTAGGAGTATCCGGCACCGGATCAGGTAAAACAGTTATTGCATCCAGGATGGTAGCTGATGCTGTTAGTCGTGGGCGCAAAGTATTGTTTATTGTCCATTTAGATGTATTAGTGGGACAAACTTATGAGAAATTTTCCGCATTTGGGCTAGAATGTGGATTCATTAAATCAGGATGGAGTGAAAATCAAAACGCTTTAGTACAAATTGCATCGGCTCAAACATTGCACCGCCGGAATTGGTGGCGAGATGGATTTGTACCAGATATAATTATCTGCGATGAAGCACACGAGACCGCATGGATATCCGTAGTATCCGAGTTGCTTGAAGAGAACGAAAACGCCATAAAAATCGGGCTGACCGCTACACCTTACCGATTATCAAAGAAGCAGGGCATGGCTGACAAGTTTGATGTGCTAGTAGCTGCACCCACGCCAGGAGAACTAATGAACAAAGGTTTTCTTGTTCCTGCCACTTACTACGGCATCAAGCAGCCTGATTTATCCAAAGTCAAAACCATAGCTGGAGACTATTCCGAAAGCGGACTAAGCGAAGTTATGAACGATAGCGACGTTCTAGACTCAATGCTACGCAACTGGCAACGACTAGCTAGTAACAGAAAGACCATCGCTTTTGCGGTTGATGTCAAGCATTCAAAAGCGATCGCACAAAAATTCAATGACAACGGAATAGTCGCAGAACACCTGGACGGAGACACCCCAGGGCATATCAGAAAACAAATGTTTGAGCGGTTAGCAATAGGTAAGACTCAGGTATTGTCATCCTGCAAAGCACTCCAGATAGGGTTTGACTGCCCACCCGCCGACTGCGTGCTGATGTGTCGTCCTACTAAGTCCAAGTCAATTTACTTTCAACAATTGGGGCGTGGCTTGCGTCCATCTCCAGGTAAAAAAGATTGCATGGTGCTAGACCAGGCTGGCAATGTCGCCAGATTTGGTTTTGTGGAAGATATCAAGAAATTTAGTCTAACCAAGGGCAAAGAATCACAAGGTGAAGCACCAGTTAAATGTTGTCCCGATTGCCAAAAAATTCTCTATTGCTTTGTGATGAAATGCCCACAATGCAGCCATGTTTTCCCCAGGCAGGATGTAGAAAAACCAACTGGCGAGATGTTTGCATTAAAGTCAAAAGCCAAAAAATCAAAAGCTAAATCAAGCGATGACTCGCTACTTGAAGAGAAGATTAACTTTGTAAAAGAATCGCTTCAAAAAGTCTGGAAATACAAAATAAAACCAGGCTGGGTGTATTTCCAATTTAAAGAAAAGTTTGGAACAACGCCCCATAGACAAATGTTCTTGCATGGAATTTTTGGGGAAAATCCAACAGAAGAAGACAAGCAAAATTACTGGACTTTTCTGATGGCTAAATCTGAAAACGACATCACTTATTCCCAAAGGTATTACTCATGGGAATTCGGGGAAAATAGAACAGCATGATTTCCCAGTAAATATTCACGACAAGCGCTCGCCATTGGCGGGCTTTTTTGTGCATCAATACGGCACTTCCGCCATATTCCCCAATGGGTCTACCTTGATATCAGTGACAATCTTCCTGGCTTGTGTAGCAACAAAGCCAGCTTTCTTGACCATACGCTCCCACAAAGAACGGAACAGTCCTTTGCGTCTTTTCCAGTGGAAAATAACCGCTTTGACGGCTGGTATGCAGGGGGCTTCAACCACAATATCCCCAATACCGTAGTATGTACCCCGGAAATCATGCAGGGCAAAGAACAGCGCATTGTACAACTCAACCATCAGCATACCACCGTGGTCGGGCATACAATTAAATGCCGTAATGTCTTCAGAGTGCTTGAGGCTTTCGTTAATCCTATCCCGACGCACCTGATCAAATACCTGATAGAAGATGAGCATCTTAGCAATATCAACTCGCTCTAGAACCGGTGGTGTGGCCACGCCGTGACCAGGTACACCAGCGCGTTTACCCCACGCCGCACCCTTGGGGCGATTCTCCAAATCATACCAAAATAGTCCCCAGGATATCTGGAGTTTTCGGTATGTGAGCAGCGTCTTAGTGTTGTGATACGCTCCAGCCCAGCAATGCTGAAGATATCCTTCCGTAAAGTCTAGGGGTACTGTAATCTGCACATTGCCCTGGGCAGAGCAGGCAAGCAGGTTGTTCCAATTCTCAGGGACTACCCTGTCTATGCCCTCTTCTCGTCTGATTGCCTGGTAATCCGTGGCTGCACGCCACACCAGGGAATTAAGGATGCCCATGTGAGTAAATAGCTGGCGGTCGGTCAAGGTCTCCGATGCCGCAAAAGCCAACTCTTTAATTTCTAGGATTTGATTTTTTGAGAGAATTGTGTTATTATTCATATAGATGATGAATAAAGTTTGCATTGCAAGAATCTTGTAATGTGCGCGCACTGGCATTAGTCAGTGCGTTTTGCTTTTACCCGACCACCGCAACATCACGATTATAACACCATATCCAATATTATGCAAGCGGCTGAAACCCTTGCTGTATCTACATCTCTACTTTTACTTACAGTATCCTTCTCATCCAGTGGAGACTGCTCATTTGGATTTTTTCTTTTGGAAATTCCTTTCTTTGAACTTAATTCCCATAATCTCTGCATCATGAGAAGGATACTGTAAGTAAAACGCCAAATCCTTGCAGGGTAAGCGGTTCACCGTCAAGCTAGTTAAAGCTGTTGCGATGATTGTACTGATACAGGCGTCAAGATTGTGACTTTTGTAAAATTCAGTATAAATCTAAGATAAAATCTATTGACAATTAATCTGAGATAAATTACATTGATTACATGAGAGGCAAAACACTAATCCCAAAACAACCCGCAAGCCTCACGGGGTGCAGATGGTAGGGACTCTGTATTAAGGAGTATGTCTGAAAACAAACAAGAACTTTCTCCCGTTCTAAAAGGATTTCTTAATATTGTTATTAAGGAAGACGGAATAGTACAAATGTACCGCAATCAAGAGCTAATTTTAGAGTCTTGTAATTATTCGGATGATGTGGATATTTTGGGAGGCATAACCGGACTCCCAAGTGTCTACGAACAATTAAATGCATACTCCATTGCCAATCCTTTGGCAACTAAAGAAGCCCTCATCATAAAGGCTAAAGAGTTCATCCTTTATGAACAAATGCATGGAGAATAATTTTGATGCAAAAATTTAATATCGCCTAAGTATGCCGAATGCCGAAAGGTAGGCTTGCATCTCAGGTTCGATGCCTGAGACGATCATTCCCCGAAACCGTTATTCAATAGGGGAGTCAATAAAATGCAGATAAAGATAACCGAAAAAAACAGCTTCGCGCTGATAGAAATTCTTGCAGAAAATGGCAACCCTGCCAGCCCCCAAAATCCACTCGATGAGCAATCAGAATTGGGGAAAGTCAATTTCCCCGAAGCCAACGGACAGTTGGCTGTCATTAGCGGGATGCCAGTCAGTGCGGTCGCACTAGTGGCACTGCACTACAAAAATCTCTTTGGCGCGACTGCTATCGCCAATCCCCGTCTTGGGGTGGCACTGGTGGTTCACTCCACCAACCCAGCCTACCCACTGGGTGCGTCAATCCCTTTGGCGTAATTGACCTGTGGCAGAACCGCACCGTTAAAAAGCGCGGTAGACCTGCCACAGGCCAGGGTGAATCAAGGTATATTCCTCTTGAGCTATTGCCTGCCGTGGACAAGCTTCTAGAGGAATACAGAAAGTAATAAAAATCCCTAGTCAATGGCTGGGGATTTTTATTTTGAAAATATTTTATTTTAGTATTGACATTATAGAGAAATTATTCTATAGTGTAAGAAGTTCAGGGAAACAAAAAATAAAGGAGTCAGGGAAATGACAAATATTACAGCAATTAAAGTGGACGATTTTGATTCAACTAGCCTATCCTCCTCTATTAGGAGAGTAGGCGCAGAAAATTTTTCTGAAAATTTTCAAGAAGGCGATTGTTGGGTTGCGTGTCCCCAACAACTGTTGGCGAAAGACATCAAAAAAATAACAGTCATTTCGAGAAAGTTAGAGGATATAGTTTTGATAGAGTTTGGAAATAAGGACAAAATCAGAATAAAAAAATTTGAGGGAGGGAATCCGAGGGAGTGTATCGAGGAGGCGAATTTAGACTTTGAACACTTCGATTTAGATATATCAAACTTAAACAACTGGCTAATTGATTAACTAGCAACGTTAATCAATTAGCCAAGTTAACGAGTAACTGTAGTTTATTATTGCAGTTACTTTTTCTATCTCTTAACTAAGGAAATGAAACAATGACTACATACCATATTGTATACGCAGAAAGAGAGTTTGCGAGAGAGATGGGCGACCCGATACTATGCATAATAGATGCTTCTTCAGAGCAAGAAGCATTAAAAAATTGCGCTGTCAGAAGCGGGATTATGGAGGTGAAAGCAATTCTCGCTAAAACGAAAGTTCAAAATACAGACCACCACACGGAAACAGAATAATTATCTTAATTACCAGGTCTGCTGAACCATATTTTTAAACTGAGTATATTCAGCATCGAACAGGAACTTCACAGTTCCTGTTAGTCCATTTCTGTGTTTAGCAATTATAGTCTCTGAAACCCGGCTTCTAGAGGAATACAGAAAGTAAAAGAAATCCCTAGTTAATAGCTGGGGATTTTTATTTTAAAAATATTTTATTTTAGTATTGACATTATAGAGAAATTATTCTATAGTGTAAGAAATTAAGGAAAAAGAAAGATGCTATTAACAAAAACTGAACTGTATCCGCAATTTGAGCAAATAAAATTCAAGGTTGAAAGATTTTTCAACCTATTTGCTCAAATCGAAATAGTCAGACGTTCCTCCTGTGATATCGGATCTCTCCCCGAAGATATCGCATTAATCGTTTATGTCCCATACATAAACGCATGGTATGAGTCTAAACCTGACTCTAGAGGTAAAACCGCTAAATGTAAAAAAGAATTTTTTGATTTATCTTCTACCGAAAGCTTAGAAGATAAATACCATAAATATTTCAAAACCTCTGAGACTCTAGAGTTCCAAAAGGTCACTTTCTTACGTCCTTATGATTTTGAAAGGAAAAATCATGAAAAGCTATACGCTTCATCAAGAGATGCAAAAAAAACGAATAAAGAAGGTTATTACTTTGAATTTGAGCTTGCTGAATTAGATTCAGTAATTCAAATTCCTGAAAAATTATTGTATCCCAATAATTTAAAAAAGAAATTGTTTTCTTTTGCCACAGACAGCTTTGAAAACTGTCTGCTGTCAAAAACGATTCGATTTTAAAGATGAACCTCTCTCAAGTCCTCCACAAAATCTTGAGCAATTACAAAAGCATCTATGATGCTGCTCAGGAAATCTCGCTGCAAACAGGCGAGAAATTAGACACAGTACACCACCGATTGTCCAAGTGGTGTAAAAAAGACCCTGAAACATGGGTCAAAATCAACCAAGCTTTAAACTTGCTTGGTTATGAAATCCAAATCAAGAAGCGAGGCAATATGAAAGCAATGTTAACTTCCAAAACACTGGCAGGGTCTGGTGGACTTGTCTCTGTAATCTATGAGGTCGTAGATTACGACGAAAGAGAGAATGCTATTTACGGCATCATTGATACCAATTTCAGGGGCATTGCCCTTGTAATTGAAGAAACTCCAGCCTCAAGAAAGGTTGAGGTTTACGCGACAGAATTACCTGTGCTTTCTCTTTTGAGAGAGTACGTGGACTTTTAAGTATTTGCGGAACTCCTTAGTTCCGCGAATACCCTGTCCAATAACTGGAGATTTTTAAACATGATTATTGACTTTGGTAAATACAAAGGAAAAAATATTGGGGAAGTCCCCACTCAATATCTCGCATGGGGCGCAGTTTACCTCTCCAATCGATGGAGAGATGTTTTTGAACAGGAATACGACTCTCGGTTACATTCGAGATTGTATAGGTTTCAGGTGTTTTTAAACACCACAGAACCTGAAGAATGCCTGTCCCTTCCACAGGACTTACTGCGCTCTCTACGCCTCTACAAGAGGTTCTGGGGAAACAAGAAGATAGCTTACATAGAGAATGATGGTGATTTCATCATTCTTCCACAAGAACTGGATGAGCGGCAAAAAGATACACTTGACTTTTACTTAAAAAGTACAAGTACCATGATGGAATATTGTTGTGAACTTAATCACAACAATTACCGACAGTTCTAAAAAAAAAGAAACCCCTGGTCAACGACTGGGGATTTTTTATTTTAAAAATATTTTATTTTACTAGTTGACATTGTAGAGAAATTATTCTATAGTGTTAAACATGAGACAAAAGGAGATAAAGAGTATGACTTTTGTGAAACCAACACTACCAAATAAAACAGTTAAAAAATACGATAAAGTCCTATTCGGTAGTGGGTCTAGCCGCCCCTACAGTCCGTATACTCTACTTACCAACGTAACTGTCACCACAAAGGATACACGCAGTACAGGAACAGTTAAATTCAATATTTCTGGCACGTTGCCAGATGGTAGAACAATACAAACAGAAGGATTTTTCTACAAGAAAGGGCGCAGTCCTTGGAAGTTCAGCGGTGCTGGTCTAGCACCATTGGAATATTCCGGTGGTATGTTAAGTCACTGCCAGGATGCAGTGCATTTTATGTTTGAGCCTGGAGAATGGGATAGGTCTTATCGCTACAAATTCCCTGAAACGCTTGTAACGGATACATGGTCTGCCAAGCAGACGTGGCAAGAATGGTAAGCCGAAACGGGAGCAATCCCGTCCGCACAGGATGACAACCTGCGCGCTGACGAGGCAAGTTAAAGGAAGGAGAATATGAAAGCACTAGAAAGACCTGCGTACATAGAGTACGCACGACTAAAAGCCTCCCAGCTGGGAGAAGAAGGTCGCGTCAAAAGACAGATCAAGTCCAATCCAAAACTTGCGAAGTTCTGGAACTTGGGACACAGTGCCGTTGTCCCCAAGTCATTCCCCTCACGGGAATGCGAAATAGCCTTTTTACTTGGGCAAAGAAACGCCCAAGCATCCGACATGGATGAATAACTCCACCTGATGAGTCCGGCTGGCAACCGGACGAAACACTCTCTTGAGTGTCGTGGGCAGCCGTTACATCCCACTGGAGAATTTATGATTTATTCTGTTGGTTTTGATGAACAGGAATTGAGCAAGGTCGGGCTGGAAGCCGACAAACTCTTGTCCGGACAAGAGTTGACCTATGACAAAAAATTAATAACATTTACCTCTTTCTCCTCCTATGAGGGGGAGGAAGAGTGTGACAGAGAGGAGACCGACCTCCTCCCTGGAGATACGGTGATTGTGTCCTGGTGGACTCCCTTTGCCTACATCGAAAGGATGAGTCAGGACAAAATAAAAGTCATTGTTCTGGAAACAGAACACGGAGGTATTATCAGGGTAATTTCATCTTAGTCCCACCTGATGAGTCCGGCTGGCAACCGTCCGAAACGCTCCACTGAGTGTCGTGGGCAGCCGTATAATTACACTGGATAAACTAAATTAAACCCGTCAGAAATGACGGGTTTTTTATTGCCCATTCTCTAATAGTTCCGCTAAAGTCTCCAGAAGCCACACCAAATCCTCTCTAGGCATCCATCCCAGCTTGTTAAATCTGTCCAGAATTTGCCGGAATCGCTCTTGCTTGTCGTCCATGATTAAAATATGCCGTTCGTGTGTCCCTACCTCAAACAATTGTATGTGAATAATTGTAGAGATAAATTTAATCCAATTAGCAAACCAATCGGCATAGTCTATTAATTGTGCAATCAATATTAGGCATAAATAAACCCGCTAAAACTGTATTGATTTTAGCGGGTTTTAGTCATTGGTGCAATTCAAAAAGGTCACGCTATTCTCAAAAAAGTATCCAGCGTTTTTGGCGGTACGGGTAAGTGGGATGAGAACTCCAGATTGTATTTTTTTGCCCATCGCCTCAAGGTTTTAATCGTGGGAGATTTACCAATTTGACGGCCTAACCACGCAGGAACTTCCGAACCCTTGATGCCCTCAATGGCAATTCCGTCGCCCAATGCTTTATCAAGTTCCGTCTTCAATACCGGACTTGAATTTAACCGCTTAACAATTTGAGGTAAAGTCACCCCTGTGTTGCACCCTACCGGTCTTTTAGTTCCGTTTTCTCTCTTCTGCTCAAATCGGATATATGCCAGCATCATCAGCCATTGACAATGAGTTTTGCTGATAATCGGCTCTTCTCCTTTCTTTAATTTACGAAAATCGGGAACTTGGCAAATCTGCTTGTATTTCCGCCAAGTGCGATCGCTTATGGGGTCATTGTAAATATGAGCGCAAGCAGCCCACACCCAGCGTTCCGGATATCCTTGGGGTTCATTATTTTTCATTTCTCCACTCCTTCGCATTAATAAAATTAATATTGGCCGCTACTGCCGCTTGTCTGTCCTCTTCCCTATCTCCCACCATCAAATACTCGTGTCCAGGATACAAACTAATCCCAAAATTCAACATTCCTGGATTAGGTTTTCTAAAGTTGCCAAAATCTTCCCAGCGATTTGATAGTAGTGGACTCTGTCCGACTTCCCTGGCAAATTTAGATAGTCGGTAAAAAGTCTCACCCCCATCAGTGCAGAAGAAAATCATCTGCATTTCAGGGATTAAATCAAGGGTGATTTTCTGTTCTTGAAAACAATCTTCAAGGGACTTAAACCCTGCTTTCACGCCACCTTGATTGGTGACACCAATGATTTTGTAATCGTGATAGCGAGCGATCGCATCCTCAACTCCAGGAATCATCTCCTGGTCATAGGGGTCATTGATGAACGTCGCCCCTGACTTACTGCGGCGCACCGTTCCATCCAAATCCAAAAACAATACTTTACTGCTCATTTTGCTTTTCTAGGTTTAGCCGTTTTTTCCTACCGCGATTCTTGTAATGCCCAAATTCCTTTATCTGAATTTGCGTTTCCGTCACTCCAAACTCTAACGCTTTCTCCCGCTCATGCGTCCTAACGCTATCCTGTTCTTGTCGCCACAAAGCCGCTACAGCCATTTGCAGTCCGGTTGTAATATCTACTCCGTAGCAGGCAATGACTCTTAAAAATTTACGCTTAGATTCCGCCGGAACTTTACCCCGGATTTCTCGCATAGCATCGCCTACTACGGGCTTGCCGTCAATCATCCCTCGGTCAGGATGATTGCTGATATCTTCTTCTAGTTCTTGTTTAGTCTGTGGTTTCCGTCGTTCGGTCATGATATTCATCAAAGTTATTTTCTACTATTAGCACACTATTAGCGGAAAATGATATGCTATAAAAAATAGTCCCTATTTTGCTGAAACCAAAATAGGGACACACCCCACTAGCCGTTACCTAATGGAGTACCCCAATCATGGCACAAACCACAACAAGAATCCAAGAAATTGCAGACAAATTAATGAAAGATGGGCGCATATACCCTGGAGAATACGGGTATATATCAAGATGTATTCAGGCGATTTATTACCAGCTAGAGAAATTTTATAATGGCACTGGTGTTGAACCACCTAGTAGAAAAACTATAGAAAAATGGTTTGAAAGAGATTGTCCTGATTGGGCGATCGCTATTTTAAATAAAGCAATTTAAAACAGATAACCTACATTTGTCGGTAAACCTATAGCCACCCCACAAGGGTGGTTTTATATTGGTGACATAACCCAGACATGACCCAGACATCACAAATTTACCACCATGGAAAAAACCAAAACTCGCGCATATTTTGAAGCACTGGTAAAGGACGGCGTTTCGTCTCAAACAGCAAG